GACCTCCGGATGCCGATACACGCCGACGACACGCCGACCCCACCGCGGCCCCGTGATCGATTCGATCGCCGCGTCGAGGCCCGGCATGACGTGAATGAAGTCGTCGTCGTTGAGCATGAGCCCGACGTGCCACGGGCGATTCTCGACGCGGAGCACGACGGCGTCCCCGGCTCGGTAGGGCTTCGCCGCTGGCGTCCAGCCGAGCGCCGGCGTGTTGGCCGCGATGAGGGCGGAGACTTCTTCGCGCTCGGTCGAACTCACGTAGTCGCCCGAGTAGCTCGGCAGATCGACACCGTACTGCTCGAGCATGATGATTCGAACGAGTCCGAAGCAATCAAGCCCGTCCAGAGTCCGCCCGCCGTCCGCGAACGGCAGCCCGACGTAACGTGACGCCCAAGCTGGGAGCGTTCTCACGGGTAGATCCCCGGGAACTGGTCAGCCGTACCTAGCCAGAATCTCCTTTGCGAAGACGACGAGGTCTTCGACACGCTGACCCGACGGATGGAGCGTGGCCCATAGTTCCAGGTTCTCGATCCGGTTGTCGGCGCGGTTTCCGTTTCTGTGGTGGACGCTCTCGAACTTTTCGAGTGGTCGCCCCAGTGCCGCCGACATAACGATGCGATGCTCCTGGGCGTATCCGTTCTTCCTGGCCGGGCGCCCATCGTCGACCCGAACCTGAACATATCCGTGCCTGTCGACGAAGCGGTTATCGGGCCGACGGCGATAGCGACGCATTTCCGCAAACGGCGAACCGTGCGCCCGCCAGCGGTGGTAATGGTTGCGACAATAGCCCCTAGCTTCGTGCGCAGCATTGCACTCGGGAACGGAGCATTGGCCCCGCGCTTCGATATGACCGCGCTCGCCCCGTCGCCACGCCTTTTTATAATGAGGATTACAGAGTCCAGCGTGCGCTGCTCGCGCGGTACATAACCCAAACGCGCAACGCCCCCGCGGCAGTTTCCGAGAGATGGGACCGGCCGGACCAGTTGCGCCCTGCTCTCGCATTCGTTTGTAATGCATCGGACAGAGGCCCTTCGCGATCCGCTCTTTACCGCATCTACGTACTCGGCATCGCATCGCACCCCTCCTCGATGCGATCTTAACACGGCGTTTCCACTAGAATTGGCTGACAACCCCTGTGTTCTCATTTTAGGGGAAAATGCCGGGAAACAGCCCCGGCGAAAACCTAACGAAGGGATACGGCTCATTGAGCGTGTCCTCGAAGGCCAGCGTCCCGCTGATCGACATGGCGTCGTAATCCACGGCCTTCAACGTGAAGGTGAACGGGCCCGCCTCGATCGTGTCCGGGCTGCTGGCGAGGATGACGGCCATCCTGATCGACGGCGAGGACGGCAGCGCCCGAATGCCCTCGAGGATCACCCGGTCGACGTTGTCGATCTCGAGATGGACCGTCGGGAGCTGGTCGTCGAACTCCCCCGGCAGCGCGATCCGGAAGGCGTAGGGCAGATAGGTGTCGCCGTTGCTGACGATCTGCTCCGTGTTGTCGACGAAGCGCAGCGTCTCGATCGAGTCGTGCGAGATCTCGAGCAGGTGAAGGAAGACCTCGCCCGTCTCTTGGGCAAAGATCGCCTGCTTCGCGGCGGCCGACAGGTTGCGGCCGAAGGTCGAGCCGCCACCCGGCCCGCCCGGAAGTAGCGGAAGCGGCGCCAATCAGGACGACTCCCTCAAGACGACGAGCGGCTGCTCCGGATTGACGGTGAGCGTCACGCGGCCTCCTGAAATCTGGACGGCGCCGCTCGGCACGCTGTCCTTACGGTTCGTGGTCACGGTCGCCTTCTTCGAGACGATGACGGTGATCGGTGGGAGCTCGACCTCCGGCGCGCCGTCTGTCTCTCCCGGCAGGAGCGGGATCGGCGTCATGGCGTCGGCGCCTTGATCCACTGGCGCTGCTCCGGCGCCGGCTGCCATCCGGCCTTGAGGTCCTCGGCCGTCACGCCTGACGCGGTAGCGGCCGCCGCGATCGCCGCCTGCAGCTCGGCGTTCTTGACCTCGTAGTCGCGGCGCGTGCTCTGCGCCTGCAGTCTGAGGTTCTCCTGCTGGGCCTGGAGCTTCAGCAGCGCCTGCTCGAAGATCTGGCGCTCGGCGTATAGCTTGCCGATGCGAAGCGCGTCGAGCTCGGCGAGGGGCTTCGGCGCATCGGCGCCGGTAGCCTGAGACGCGAGCGCCAGGAGCCCGAGGCCGGCGACCAGCGCCCTCACGCCGCCCTCTTGAGTGGAAGCCTCGTTGCGAAGCGCCGCCGGCGCGGCTTCGGGAACTGCGTCCCGAGCCGCCCGACGCTTGACGGGCTGATCGCGCCGCCGCAGCACGTGCCACCGCCGAAGTCGTCGACACGGATAAAGGCCCCAACGCCTGCAAACCCAATCGCCGTATTGGCCATCGGCAGGCTCGTGTCGATCACGGAGCCGACCCGATACCAGTTACCGTCCGTCCACTTCCAGTAGATCGAGATCGTCTGCGTCGAGCTGACCCGGATCCCGAAGCCCTGATTCGGAGTCGCCGACACATCGGTCCCGAGGTCCACGTCGAGGAGCAGCGCCGCGAGGTTGCCCCCGCTGTCGATCTTGCGGATGATCGCGTGCGTGTTACCGCCTGATATGTCGAGCCCCAGGCGCCACTGGCTCCCCTCGGTCCCGTTCTCTCCGGCGAAGGAAAGCGCCGTGCAGCAGTTCGGCGGTGCCGGCCAGAGCGCCCAAACCTCATGTGTCCCGGAGAACAGCCCGCCGACCCATTGCATGCGCGCGTTGTTACCGCCCCCGTCGGCCGCGGCCTGGTTACTGACGATCGTGAACGGCGTGTTCGGCGTAAAGGTGTTGACCCAGTTCGCGCCCAGCGCACCATTCGCCCTATTGAAGTCGTCCAGCACCGGCGTCGAGGGAAAGTCGGTCGCTACGGGGAAGTTGGGCGTGAACGAGCCGGCGCGGTTGCATGCCGTCGGGATCGGGCCATAGCGTGCGGCGATCTCGCTCGTGACAGTATTTGGTGCATAGCCCGCACCCGCTCCACCTTGCAGCGCGCCGCCGCCAGTGCCTGCCGCGTTGGCGCGCGCCAGCGCGGCCTTGATCCGGTCGTCCATCCGCCATGGCCAGAGTTTCGTGCCGGTCAGCGTGCCGTTGAGGTACTCCAAACAGTTACGCGCGCCGGTCCCTGGGGTGTCACCCGTGTAAAAGTTGGGGCACGAACCGAATAAGGGGCCGACGGTCCCGGCGGTCGTATTGCATTCGTTGACATTGGTCCAGACGCCATTGTTTTGTGTGGAGGCGGGCGTCGACGACAGCTTGATGATCGTGGCGCGGGTTACGGTTTGCGTCGCTGAGTCTGTCACCAGCCCGCGGACATTTGCTGGGGCCGCTCGCGCATCGAGAAAGACATCCGTCGTCTCGACCTTCGCGGCGCCTTGGCCTCGAAGCGACATATACTGCCCATTGAGCGGAATGCGCGAGTTGTCCTGCCCGTAGGCAATCCAGCCGAAGAACTTGTAGCCCGCTGCCCCACCGGGTGCGTCATTGCGGATGGTGATCGAGCTATTACACTCGCCGATGCACGCGGTATCTGTCTCCATCTGCTCGCGCGTGGCGAGGACGGTGATGACGTTTTCCAGGGTGGCGTTGTGCTGCGAGTCATAGCCAAGTTGCAGCACCGGGCTCCCGCCGTTGGTGGCCGTCGAGAACCAGCCCTCATGCCGGGCCCAGACGCGGCGAAAGGTATTCGCGCCGGCATTGATGTAGTCGATAATCGTATTTCTTCCGACGCCAAAGATGCACAGATCCTCGAACGTGTTGTTCGCGGTGCCCGTGGCGTCGCCTGCGCCACCGACTTGGAAGACATGCACATTCGTGCCCGGGTTCGTGTTGATGTTGTTCGAGAAGCAGATGCGGCGCAAGAGCGTGTTGTTGGTTTGGAAGACCGTCGCCACGCCATCGTTGGAGTTTCCGGCGTCAAATCCCTCGAAGAGCCACCAGTTGTTCCGGTCAGTCCAAAAGGGTATCCGCGCGAATTGGCCGTCAATGAACACGCCGCCGTCGTTACGCGCCCGCACCGTGCAGCGCGCCCCGGCCCCCGTGCCGCTCTTGTTCGGCACGTGCGAAGCAAGATTGAGCATGTAGTTGTCGCCGCGGTAGACGCCGTCGAGGAGTTCCAGCGCGTCGTTGTTGCTACAGCTCATCGTGAGGAGCCCGCGCCGCACCGAGCACGGCTGCGCGTCGGTGCAGGGCGTTCCGGCGGCATCGTTGCCGGTGGGTGAGGCGACAAACGTCGTCGCCGCGCGCGGCGACGTGACGCCGCCACCCACCAGGAGCAGCAGCAGGACCAGCCACCAGCGGATCATTCGATCACCTTGCTATCCGCCCCGCAGCCGATGCAGCGCTGGCGGACTCCGGCCGCCGCGGCTTCTTTCCACGTCGAGATGAGCGACACCGATCGCGCGCTTGAGCCCGTTGTATATGTGTAGGCGTAGGTGCCGGTCGCCGCCACGATCCGCGTCCCAAACACACCCCCCTCCGTATTCGCGTCCGTGGCGACGTTGGTCCGCTCGGTCCAGCCCGCGCCCGTATCCGTTGTATAGGTCGTGGTGTCGGTGGAGCCGCCGGCCCCGACCAACAACTCGTTGGCTTGGCTCGTGGTCGTCGTCGCCGTCGACGTGTGGCTCGTGTCCACGACGATAGAATTTGATGCGATCTTATCGAGCGGCGATGCGGCGGCCCCAGAGACCTCATGCACGCTGATCGTCGCGAACAGGTTGACCGTGCCATTCACCGTGAAGGTGTGCGAAGCCCCGCCGGTCCCGCTGGCAATGTAGTCTTGGCGCGCCCACGCGGAGTCCTGATTGAACGCCGGCACCGCGTTGACGTAGGTGTTGGACTTGCTGTCCGTGATCGACGTGAAATCCCCCGAAACGCAGCAGAACGACGTACTCACGATGAACAGGCTGCCATTCGTCGTCGTGACCGCGCCCGTGGTGCAGGACGTCGCGCCATGGGCCGAGCATGAGACTGTCTGCACGTGCGCGATCGCTGCCTGGGCTGGCGATGACGCGAGCAGGACCAGGGTCAGGGCGACAATCAGTCGTCTCACAGGGGCTGCACCGTGACGCCGAAGCGCATCGCCCCGCTGATCGTCGCGTTGCCTCGCAGGCGACGGCTGGCGTTCGTCGTGTCGCTCCAGAAAGTCCCGCCCGTGAACGTCGCCGCCGTGGTCGTCTGGAGATTGCCCGACTTGTCGAGACCCTTCGGCCCGGCCGACCGCGTGAAGGCTCCAGCCGGCATCCACGTACTACCCCCATCGAGAGAACCTTCCAGCGTCACGCTGATCGCCGGCAGCGGATCGACGGATTCGGAGATGTCCATCACGGCCCGGAGTCCGCGGACGCCAGTCGGGACGGTGACGTTGGGGAAGTTGAAGGTCCCGTTGTTGCGGTTGGCCTTGACGATGACGTCGACGGACTGGAACTGCGCCCAGGCCGGAGCGGACAGCAGCAGAGCCAAGGCCACAAGCCAGGGCAAGATCGCGCTCAGCACGTACCACCACGCCGGCATGTGGGCCGGGTCGAGCCATCGACGCCATCCGCAGCGGAGACCCACTGTGTGCCTGTAGTAGTCGTGCGTGCAGATCACGGCGCCTTACTCCTTCGTCTTGTAACCGCGCACGGTCACGCGCATCGTCGTCACGCCCGTGTCGGCCTGGAATCCGAGCGCCTTGTTCGCCGACGAGCAGATAGGCGTGGTAAGCGATTTCTGATTCGCTCCCTTGTTCGGGACCATGATTCGCTCGGTCAGATCGGCCGGGGAGCCGCCGACGTCATCGCGGAATCGAAATGACGAGTCGGTCGCCGAGTCGTTCGTCGCGAACCAGTCCGTCATGCAGAACTTCACGCCCGAGCCGAGCGCCGCGACGAGCGAGGTGTCCGAGGTGCCGGTGGCGTTCGCTTTGCCGCCCGTCCAGTCCCCAATCGGCGCGTTGAGCTGCATGATCTGCTGGCCGGCCAGCGCGAACGTCGCGCGCATGCCACTGCCGTTCGTGCCGAGGGTCATCGTCGACGGCGTCGTGATCGCCTGGCCGTACTGGATTGACACCGTCTCGGCCACGGCCGCGGTGCCGAGCGTGACGTTGCCGTTCTCCGTGACCGCCACCGAGCCGTTGTCGACCGTCACGTGGATCGAGCGTGCCGAGCTGTCGCCGACCGGCATCGTGTTCGTGCCGTCCGACGGCATGAAGGGCCGCACGACCAGGCCGACGTCGCTTGACCCGATGAGCCCCGTGCGCCCGCGCAGCGCGACCAGGTTCGTGCCGTCCGTGACACCGATCGGCGTGCCGGTCGAGGGGAAGGCCGCGCCGAAGGACGGCGACGGCGTCGACGAGCAGCCCGAGTCGCAGATCACGTGGCCGATGACGTTGCTGCCCGTCGGCAGCGAGCCGCTGATCGTCGTCGTGACCGGCGTCATCGACGCGATGCCCTGGATCGTCAGCACGCTGGCCGCGGCGCTCCCGGCCGTCCCGAGCATCCCCGCTGGCAAAGTCGCGGAGATCGCCCCGTTGGCGTCGACGGTGATGCAGCGATCCGTCGTCGTCTTGTCGCAGATCACCATGCCCTGCAGGTGCGCGGTGCCGTTCGGCAGGTACGACCGGAACGTCGGCGAGCCGACCGTCACGCCCGCCGAGTTCACCGAGATGTCCGCCGAGGCCGCTGACGCGCACGCCAGCACCGCGACGACGAGGACCGCGACGTATCTCATGGCGCCTCCCATCACGAGGGCAAGATCTCCAGCTCGTAGGTCACGTGGTAGAGGCCCCCGCCCAAGGCCCGGTCGATGTGCGGCTCGGAGACGAAGCGGAAACTGAACAGGCCGGAGTTCGGGATCGGGTCCGTCCAGTCAAAGGCGTCCTGTCCGCCCTGCAGCGTCGAGTCATGGAACGTCTTGAGCGAGGCGACCTGGGCCGTGGTGAGGATCTGCGCGCCGGCGATCGGGCGCACGGCGGCGGTGTAGCGGCGCCGCTGCTTCGCGGGCCCGGCGTCCATCTCCGTGCGGACCTTGTTGCGCGGCAGCCGCTCCTGGTAGCCCTCGAGCAGGAGGCGCGGCGGCAGGGTCCCGGGCCAGGTTGCCATCAGCGCCGCACCGGCTGGCGGCCCAGACCGTAGGGCGAGAGGACCGAGTCCATCTCGCCGCTGGCGATGCTCCGGCGCACTTCGCGAATCACGATGTCGTGGATCTGACGCCGACCGTCGGTCGTCTCGCGGTGCTCGACCTCCGTGCCGGAGGCCTGGTTGTAGATGTTCACGACGGTTCCGCCGCCCGTGAATCGGTCGAGCGGGATGACCGCCTCGGGCCCGGATTCTCCGAAGAGCCCAAGGGTCGGCCGGGTCACGACTCCGCCCTCAGCGAAGGCATGGAGCGTCGCCGGCGTCCCGGTCTGACCGACGGAGATCTGCCCGGCGCCAGCTATCCCGGCTAGGAGGCCGACGCCCGCCTTGACGCCGGCCTGGATGAGACCCGAGCGGATCAGGCTGTCGATGAACTCCTCGAGCGCCTTCTGCGCCACCGCGAGCCCGCGATTGATGACGTTCTCGAGGATCGAGGCCGCGATCGAGCGGCCCATGTTGGCGAACGCTTCCTTCAGCGTGAGCGTGCCCTGCACGATCCCCTGCACCGTGCCCGAGACGGCGCTACGCAGCCCGCCGAAGATGTCCGACAGCGCGTCCCGCGTCGCGATCAGTCGGTCGAGCTCGCCACGGAGCGACTGCACTCGCGCATCGGTCTCGGCGATCCCCTGCTGAGCGAGGTCCTGCAGCGCTTCGTCGATCGCGGCAATCCGGCCGCCGATCGAGTCGAAACTGGAGCCCATGACCCGGCTGAGGTTTGCGACATCGTTGAGGCGACTCCCCAGCCGCTGCATGGTCGCGTCGGCTTCGGTCATCAGCGGCACGTCGAAGAGGACCTCGCTCTCGCCGACCCCGAGCCCCTGGCGCTTGGCTTCCTTCAGCGCCTCGGCATAGCGGCCTGCGGCGTCGGCGACGACATCCAGGTCACGCTGCGCGGCGACGGCTTCGCCCGAGAAGTCGAAGAGGCTGGCCTCGACCTGCGCGGCGGTGTTCATCGCGTCCGTCAGGTCCTTGTAGAGTCGGACCTGCTCGACGATGAAGTCCGCGACGACCTTCTCGGCCTTCTGGGTGACCTCAAGACGCCCCTTGTCGGTGATCTCCGCCTGGCGCTGCGCAGCGAGCCCATCGAGGTCGACCCGCAGCTTCTGCTGCGAGAGCGTGATCTGCCGCTGCAGCAGGTCGACCTCGGAGCCCGGCGCGGCGAGGCTGGCCGCGCTGCCGATCGCGAAGCGGTTCTGCGCGGCCGCAGCCGCGAGCTGGGCACGCTGGAGTAGTTGGGCTGTTGTGACCTGCCTGGGGCGCTGACGGTCCTCCTCCGGCACGAAGGCCGACGGAAACATCCCAGGAGGGAGCACCAGGTTGGATCCGGAGCCACCGCGACCGAGCCACTCCTTCAGCTCGTCGCGGAGGACACCGAGGCCGAGCACGTCGCTGAGCTGCTTCGCCTTCCCGGTGACCCACGACATCAGCGAGCCGATCGACTGCAGCACGGTCGCCAGATCCAAGAGCGCCGGCTTCGCCTCGACGACCGCCTTCATGAACTCGACCTTGATGCTGTGCGTGGCCTTGTCGAAGGCGTCCTGTGTCTCGTCGAGCGCCTTCAGCGCCTCGTCGGTCAGCACCAGTCCGAGCTTGTGCGCTTCAGCGCGCAGCTCCGACATCCCCTTGGAGCCCTCGCTCAAGAGCGTGAGCATCCCGGCGCCACTGCGGCCGAAGAGCTGCACCGCGAGCGCCGCGCGCTCGGCTTGCCCGCGGAGGTTCAGCTTGTCGGCGACTTCGTCGAGCACGTCGAGGACGTCGCGAATGTTCCCGGTGCTGTCGCGCCAGCTCACGCCCAGGCGCGCGAAGGCCTCGCGGGCCTCGGCCGAGTCGTTCGCTGCCTCGTCGATCCGGCGGCTCAGGTTGCGGACGCCGGTCTCGAGCGCCTCGAGGTCGGTGCCGGTGTCGCGCGCGGCATGCTGCAGCTCCTGCAGCTCGCGCGTCCCGATACCCATCCGGGTCGCCATTTCGCGAGTCGCCGCGCCGGCGTCGATCGCGGACTTGACCAGCGCCGTCAGACCGGCGACCGAGGCGGCGACGCCGATCGTCGCGAGCCCCGACTTGATCGCGCCCGTGAACGAGGAGAACTGCCCGCGGGCCTTCTCGAGCTCGGAGCGGAAGGCGGCAGAATTTGCCGCGATTTCGATAAGGACCTGCCCCAACAGTGCGATGGCTCAGCCCTCCCGGCCCATCAGTTCCGCCTCACGAGGCCGGCCCTCTGGAAGGCCTCACGGAAGCGCTGCTCTTCCTGCTCGCGCGTCGGGCGCGTCGACCGGATCGACGCCATCGCGATCAGGTCATCGGCCGTATAGCCCTGCGGCCGCTCGGTGCGATCGCGATGCACGTTCGCGAGAATTGCCGCCGTCATGGCCTCCAGCCGTTCTGAGAGATCGAGTGGGCTGATGGAGTCCCAAGCGCGCCACGCCGCGAACTCCTCGCCCGACATCCGATCGACCAGCTCCTCGACCGTTAGTCCGAGATGGCCTGCGAGGCGGAAGGCGAAGCCCCATTCCGGACTTCGCTTGAGGCGTTTCCCAGCTCGCGGACCTCGTCAGCCGTCACGACGTTGACCTTCATCGCCTTCAGCACGACGCGCTCGATCGATGTGGCGCTCGCGTCCTCGAGCGTCTTCTCGTCCTCGGGATGGAAGAGTCGCTCGCCCTGCAGATCCGTCGCCGTGACCAGGCAGTAGCGCACCAGCCAGCGGCTGTAGCCCTCCGGGTCCTGCTTGCGGTCGATCGAGTCGAGGGTGCCGTTCTCTTTCTCGAAGTTGAGGCGCTCGCGCAGTGAGAGCCGGCGCACGCCGACCTTCTCGCCCCATTCCGGGACCTCCAGCGTGTCGGCGGGGCCTTTTTGCGCCTTGCGATTGAGGATCCGCGCGCGGAGATCGCTGCTCACGAGCCCAGCTCCTCAGTCACGGCGCCGCTGATCCTGAGCACCACCGAGGCCTTCTGCACGCTGTTCCCCTGGATGTTTCCGGGAAACGACGCGACATACGCCTGGAAGGCCCAGCGGTAGCCGTTGACGAACGCGATGCGCCAGTTGCGGATCGGGCTCGAGCCGTTGTTGAAGTCGTTCCTCATCGCCGTATGCACGGCGTTGCCGGGGATGAGGTTCATCTCGAGCGTCAGACGGCCGAAGTCCTGGAGAGCGCCCTTGAACTCCATCGCCGTCGAGGCGAGGTCGGTGACGTCGATCTCACCCTTGCTGGAATCGGGCCCCGACATCGAGACCACGTCCGGCACGGTGACGAAGACTTCCGGCGAGCCGCCATCACCGCGCTTCAGCAGCGTCCCCTGCGTGAGAACCGCGTTCTGAGACATTTAGCGCTCTCCCCCTTTCAGCCGCTTAGGCGCTGGTGCCGACGAGGATGACCTCGGCTTCGATCGTGTTGGTCCCGGCGCTGTTGACGAAGTCGATCAGGTCGCCCGTGCCGGCCGTGACCGCGACGCCGGTCGCATCTGGCGAGAACCACGCGAACGCGGCGCCCGGTCGGAGTGCGATCCCGTCGCTCGCCGCGAGGAAGATCGGCACGCCGTTCGACGCGGGGCGCTGGACGTTGACGTTGTTGCTCGGGTTGTTGGCTGCCGAGGCGAAGACCAGGATGGCCTTCAGCTTCGCGAGCGTGAACGCGACGCCGAGCAGGTCGGTCAGCACGCCGGCGAGGTCGAGCGTCACCGTCGCGCTGGCGCCGATGGTGAATTTGTCGTGATAGATCTTGTCGGCCTGGTTGGCGCCGGTCCCGTTCAGGAGCGACCAGGCCTTGGCCCAGGCCAGCGGCAGCTCGGCGGTGCCGAGATCCTTCGCTTCGACCTGCTTAATGTTCGCGTGGATGCCGATCTCGCCGCTGATGCTCATCGCGTTATCCCCTCCGGGCCATGCGGCGCATCCGCCGCACGACCGCATCGAGCTGCTCGCGCGCGCCGGCCACAAAGGCGGCGACAGCGATTTGCCCGTCCTGATCGAGCGTGGGTCGAATGAATGGGCGCGCAGCCTGGTGCCGCGTCCCGAGCTCGACGAACATCCCCCAATAGGCCGACGTGAGCGGCCCGACCTCTGCCGTCGGATCGCCGTCCTTCCGGAAGCGGACCCGGTAGCCGATCGCGTGCGCAAGCTTGCGCGGGTAGTGCTTGCCGGCTCGGATGATCCGGTGCATCGCCGACTGCGGCGCCCGCCGCATCATGCCGTCCTGCAGGTGGCGCGCGGCGAGCACCAGGCCGCGGCGTAGGACCTGACGCTGGACCTGCATCGGCAGCAGCTTCAGCGCCTCGTCGATCTGATCGAGCCCCTTGAACTCGACCCGGGTCTCGATCATGGCTGCGGCCATTGCGTCGTCTGACGCGCCGAACTGCCGAGGTCGTCAACGAGGACGCGGTTCGCCTGCGCGTCGAGCTCGAGAGACTCACGCCAGCCGACCTCGCGGATCAGGAGGACCTCGAGGACGCGGCCGCGGTAAACGATGCGCAGCGCCGGCTGCGCGTCCTGCATTCCGGCCAGGTCGTCGCGGTAGTGGGTCTGCACGCGGTAGCGCTCGTCGCCGAGCGCCTCGACGGCGGCGTTGACCTCGGGCATCGACGCCAGCGGCAGCCAGGTGTCGGTCGCCGTGTCGTGGCGCTCGATCCGGATCCGCTCTCGTAGGAGGCCGCTCTCGGCCATCAGACGACGCTCCCGCGCACGCCGATCAGCGCGTGATACGCCGGCGGCAGTCCGGGCTCCTGGCCGCCGTCGCCGCGGTGGCGGTAGTGGTGCGCGACCTTCACGAGCATCGCTTGGCGCAGGTAGTAGGGGACGTCGGTGCCCTTCGTCCCGTAGCCGCAAACGAAGCGCACGCGCACGGCCTGGATCGCGTTCCGCGTGCCGGGCCATGACTTGTCAGGCGCCAGGACGACACGGCCCTGCCACGACGCCGTGTCGACGATGTAGTCCGTCGACGGGAAGGTCTGCTCGGCACCGGCGGCGTCGTCATACTTGATGCTCGTGATGCTCTTCAGCGGCCGCAGCGGGATCTCGATCTCGGGCCCGTAGTACGAGCTGCCGAGGACCGGGAAGCAATCGAGCACCAGCTCCCAGGTCTGCTCGATCATCGCGACACCCATCAGCCGGCCCTCGCGCGCGTCGAGGTCGGAGCGCGCCGCCTTGATCAGGTCGGCGAGATACTGGTCCTCGTCGGTGCGGTCGATGCGCAGGTGCTTCTTGACCTCGTCGACGGTGAGCGCCTCGACGGTCGGTCCCGTGATCAGCCGCAGCCCGTAATTCACGCGGTCTCCATGATCGGAGCCAGGTGCGAGTACGCCTCGCCCGTCGCAATATCGTCGAGGCTCCATTGCGCCCAGGCGAGGTCCCAGGCCCACGTGCGCCGGTCGGGCTGGAAGGGCCGGAAGGATTGCTCGTAGAGGCAATGCCGCGCGACGGGCCAGGCCATCGCACCCGGATCGAGCGTCACGGTGGACACGCCGGCGAGCACGGCCTCGACGCCCGCGGTCGAGTTGAACGTCACGCAGAGCGACGCGCCGGCGAGATCCTGCTCGAGCGTCGTGCGCGACTTCCGCGTCAGCGGGTGCGGCCGGAACTTCACCGACCAGCTCCAATCGACGAGCGCGCGCTCCATGTCGTCTGCCCAGAGCTGGATGTTCATCCCGTGCAGAGCGGCGTCGCCCTCGACTTGCCCGATGATAAGCGCGTAGCCGTCGCACTTGTCTGCCCACGGCCGCATCAGGTGCGCATGGCGCTGCCACCGCTCGCCGTCTGGGGCCTTGGGGTAGCGCCCATGTCGAGCCAGCCCGTCCCAGCCGCACGAGACCTCGGCGAGGTGCTGCGGATCGCCCTGGCGAAGATGCGGCGCCTCCATCACGAGCACGTGCGGCGCCGCCTTGACGACCTCCGGCTGCTTCCAGCCCCAGAGGACGGCGAAGTCGCAGGGCTCCGGCGAGTGCGGCGCGGCGACGATGACCTCCACGCCGTGACGCTCGAGGCCGGCCTTCATCGCGGCGCCGTAGCGCTGCTGGTGCTCGTGATGGTTGACGTGGAGCGCGGCCTTCACAGGTCGACCCTCCACATCGGCGAATTCTCGTAGGAGATATTTGGGCAGGCCACGACGGCGGCCGCCGCTGGCGAGAACCATTCACGCACGAGGCGATCCCATTCGGGATACGGCCGCCGATTGATATGCAGCGCCGTGCCGTCTGGGAGCTTGGACTCATGATTGTTCGCTGTGAGCAGAACGTGCCGTCGCGCCACCCTGGCAAGCTCGCGGCAGACCGCCTCGTCGTCTCCAGGCAGCAGATGCTCGAGGACGTCGAACAGCGTGACGACGTCGAAGCTCTTCTCGGAGAACGGCAGGGAATACGCCTCGCCGTAGATCACGCTGACACCGTCGATGAGCGCCGGGACAACCTCCACGCCGAGCACGGATGCAAAGCCTAACTGCCGCGCCCACTTCAGCATCTCGCCGCGGCCGCAGCCGACGTCGAGGTACGGGCCGCGGTTCGGCAGATCCGCCAGCGCCGAGACGGCGTCCTGATGTCGACGCTCGCCCATGCGATAGGTTTCCAGCGCATAGGCGCGCGTATATTTCTCGTGCTCGACCTGGCGTGCCTCGACGGTCGTCATGCCATCACCGGATCGAGGTCGCCCGTCGGGAAGCACCGCAGTGCGGAGCCCGGCGTGCAGTTGACGATCCGGATGTGCGCCGGCAGCATCTTCGATGCGACGGCGAAGGCGTGGTGAAAGTGCTCGTACTTCGACAGGTTCATCGCCGGATCCGGGTAGTCCTCGTGGAAGTGCCGCGGCTGCCCTGGATCTGGCGTCCGCATATCGAAGCCGACGAGCTTGATCAGCGTCGCGCCGAAATGGATCGCGAGGTTGATCGCCTGGAAGCCGCTCGAGTTGCCGTAGTGGATCACCGCCGGGTGAAGCGAAAAACCGGGTGCGTCGATCTGGCGCGGGCCTGCGACGAGCTGCAGGCCGTAGCGCATGGCGACGTCGAGCTTGTTGTTCAGCTTGGGCTCGTGCGCCGTCCACTTCTCGCCGGCGAAGTCCGGAAAGCCGTTGTACGCCTCGATCAGATCGCGATCGCCCGCGTACAGTACATCGGCCCACGGCACGCGCCGATAGGCCAGGTTCACCGCGATGACGCGACTGCCGCGGCAGCGCTCGGCGAGCGCCTCGGTCAACGACGGACCCGGCGCGGCGACGATGATCTCGGTCCAGCCGCGCGACGCGACGGCGGTGATCATCCGAGCCGCTCCAGCATCCCGACGACCTTGTTCTCGGGTGCGCCGCGCTTCGGGTTGAAGCGCCCGTACAGCCGGAGGATCTGATGCGCCCACGCGACGAGATCCTCGACGCGCTGGCCGGACGGCTGCGACTTTACCCAGAGCTCGAGGTTCTCGATGCGGTTGTCGGTGCGGTCGCCGTTTCTGTGGTGGACGTTCTCGTTCGGCAGGAGTGCTCGACCGAGGTGATCTGCCATCACAGCGCGATGCTCAAGAGCCCACACCCGAGGCCCCGTATTACCACCGGAGCGCTGGCGCGCTTCTGAATGCCCCGGCCTATAAACTCTGCGATAGCCTTCGTGGGTGATGATCCCGGCCACCCGAACACGTTCACTGCGCTGCGTCTTCAGAAGCACCGCCTCCGGATGGCCGTACTTTCTTTTGCGCCAGTCATGGGTTGCGCAAATAGTTCGGTAGGGGTTCGCCATGTTGCTGCATCCAGACACAGAGCACGCGTTGCGGGGTAACTTCGGGCGGCGCCTTTGCTGGTAGTGGTTCGCACACAAACCAACACCCTTGACGCGCTTCCCACAGTCCTTGATAGAACAGATTTGATTCTTCTCGCGGTTGAGCAGCGTCTTGAGCGGATCTCCGTGCTTCCGCCATCTTTTGTAGTGCTTGTTGCACCACCCGCGCATAGATGCATGCCGGTCGCAGCCCTCGATTGAACAGACGCGGGCCTGCTGCGGCATCGCCGCATTTCCAGTGACCACCGCAGCAGGCCCGCTATGCATCAGAGCGTCTGCAGGAACTTGGCTGCGTGGTTATCGAGCACGATTCCGCCTTCTCTGCGGCGGACGTAGAAACGGACGAAACCTACGTTGGTGACGTTGTCACGGGTGATGCGGAGACCGACTCGGTCGGCGAGATAGTACGCTCGCCTCCAGTCGCCCAGGGCGACAGGAAAGTTGTTAGCACCGATTGCTGGCATGTTCTCCCAGATCTCGACGGGTCGACCGAGCAGGATGTCCGGCGTTCCCATCTGCAGACCCGGCTGCCACAGGTACTGATTCGTGGTCTCCTTCAGCTTCCGGATGGTGGCGGCGGTCAGTGAGTTCATCACCCACGTCGAGCTGCCCCGATAGACCGAGTGCAACGTCGCCGCGAGCGTGATCAGATCGTCGGGCAGGATGCTGACGCCGCCCGGCGTGAGGTCCGTCGTGACTGACTGGTAGGCCGCGGCCGCACGCTCGGGGCTCGCAAAGTCTGCCGTCGTAACCGGGGCTGTATTTATCATGCCCGTTGGTTTCGACGTTCCGTTGCCTGATATGACCGCAATTCCCTCTTCCTCGGCGAAGCGGTCGGCGACCTCTTCGGCGAGCCACGCCTCGACATTGAAGAAGATGTCATCAAGGCTCCACTCGGACGCTTGAGGGTAGGCATACAGCTCCCCATGCGTCATGGCGCGCTCGCGGAGCTGCGAGGTCAGCGTCGCCGACCTGGTGCCGGTCTCACCGACCCATCCGGCCGTCGTGCCGCGCTTGCTGACCAGTTCCTTGTAGTCGCTGGTGCCGGCCTGGACGACCTTCACGAGGCGGCGCACCGGCGACTTGAGGCGCTCGAGCCGGCCGATCTCCCGGGAGATCTCCTCAGGAACGGCGAACCCCCCTTGCGCGCCAGTACCGATCGTCACGTCCTTCATTTCGATCAGCTTGTTCTCGGCCTGCTTCAGGTTCGACTCGGTCATCGGCGACGGCTGACGCATCCAAGCGTTGAAGGCGCCCTTGTGGTCGTCGCGGCGCTTCTGCTCGATCGTCTTGCCGGGCGACTTCGCGCGGGACTCCAGCTCCTCGATGCGCTCGTTCTGGACGTCGAGCTGCAGGCTGAGCTTCTTCGCGGCGTCCGCGAGCGTGCCGACCTCCTTGTTGAACTTGTCGGCCTTCTCGCTGAACTCGCGCGCCAGCGTCTCGTTGCCCTTCTTGATCTCGGCAATCGAGCGGTCGTTGGCCTCGCGGAACTCGTGGTTCGCCTTCCCCAGGTCCTCGAGCGTTTGCTTGATCTCTTGGAAAGTTGGGACGCTCATCGGTGCATGCCTCCTGCTGCGGTGGTTGAGAGATAAGACTGGAGCGCCGCCGTGTTCAGCGCGGACGCCTGCCCGCGCATGGCCTCCAGTAGTTGACTGATCTCGCCCGCCGCAGCAGCGTCCCGCTGCTCGCGATGCGGAAGGGGCCTGGACATAGGACCAGCGTCCCGCTGGATCCACTCTCGGATAATCGCGACGATGCTCTTGCGCTCGGAGCCCGAGTACCCTGCATCCCGCAGGGCGTCCTCCACCTCGCGCAGTCTGTCGAGCATCTTGACGCCGGTGATGCGCGCCTTCGGATTCGCCGGGAAGGTCACGATGGAGACCTCCCAGAGGTCGATGTCAGTCAGCGTGCGATCGGGCTCGCCCGGGCGCGTGCCTGCGACGAACTCGCGCGTCTTGAAGCCGATCGACAGGCCGTCGAGCACGCCAGCCTTCAGGCCCTCGTAGATGTACTGGCCGCGTTCCGTGCCGAGCGCGAAGAGCTGCCCGTCGACCTTCAGACCGCGCCGGTCCTCCTGCATGTTCGTCCACTGGCCGACCGGCAGCATGTCGTCGGCGCCACCGCCGAAGAAGCCGCCGCCGTGCTGCAAGAGCATCGGCGGATACTTGCCGCGGCCGCGCCAGTCCTCGAGCGAGTCCTTGAACGCGCCGGCCTTGATTACGTCGCCCGTTGCATCGAGGTTGCCGAAGACCGCGCCGTAGCCGGAGAACGTGCCCGGCGCTGCGTCAGACTCGGCCTTGATGTCGAGCAGCTTGACCTCGAGTCGATCCATCAGCGCCCCCCGCCGTTCCCGTTGCCGTTGCCGACCGGCTTCGGCTCAGTGCCGCTGCGTGGCTGCTGCCCGCTCGGGCCTTGGTCCCAGTAGTCCCCGCCGCCCGGGTCGGTGCGCGGATTCATCCCTTCCTGCTCGCGCCACTCGTTCGGATTGATCACGCCGGCCTCGCGCTGGATCTTCAGACCCTCCTGGCGCGTCTTGAAGTCGCCGCGCAGCGCGCCGTCGACGTTGAAGCGCACGATGACGCCGTCGCGCCGGTCCTCGACGGTCAATAGGTCGTGCTCCATCGCCGCCTCGAAGATCCGCACGTAGGGCAGCACGCAGGTCGTGATGAAGCCGATGCTCTGCTGCTCGGCGTTGTTGTAGGTCGCGCGGTCCAGGTCGCCGACATACTGCGGCGGCACGCCCAGGAAGCCCGCGATCACCGTCCGCTGGTGCTTGCGCGTCTCGAGGGATTGCGCCTTGTCGTTCTCGACGCCGATCGGGTCACCGGCGACCTCGATGCCCTTCGGCAGCAGGAGCGCCTTGAAGCGGCCGCGTGCGCTCGAGAAGGCCTGGTTGTAGTCCTCGATGAACTTCTCGCGCTCTTCCTTCGTGCGGTGCCCGGCGGATGCGGCCGCGTACTGGAAGATCACCGACGGCATCGCACCGTTGCCGAAGAACGAGGCGCCGAAGCGCTCGGCCGCGATCTCGAGCGCGATCGAGTCGCGCCCGTTCACGATCGGGGAGTCGCCGATCACGCCGTCGCGGCTCGCCAGGCGCACGTGATGGACCTCGTCGCGGTCATAGAGCACCTGGCCGCCGTTTGCCTGCGTCACGCGGTAGCGCACGCGGCCGCTGTCGGTCTGCTCGACGGTCACGGCCGATGGACGCATGGGCTCGAGGCGCCGGATCGGACCCGTGCTGCCCTGCGCCTTGAAGGCGTAGAAGTTGCCGTACCGCATCAGCCAGCTCGTCGCGTCGAGCCAGTAGTTCACCCGGTCCTGGTTGTCGTTCGGCCTTGCCATCAGCCTTGCTACTGGGTGACTCGTCAACAGCTCCTTCTTCTCTCGGCCATTGCTCTCGGTTTTCAGGTACACGTGCACCGGCAGGGTCGAGATCGTGCTGGCGATCGCGCGAATGCAGGCCTGGACGGTCGGCGCCTGGAGTGCAGACTCGGGATCCACGGGAACGCCGGCGGCCGTGCCGTAGGCGGCTTCGAGGCGCTGGATGAACTGATCGAGCGTCAGCGTCGCGCTCTTGCGCTGGATGTCGAAGCCGAAGAGCCTCATACCGCTATCAGGCTCCCCTCGACGTGCTCGCCCACCGCACGCCGCGCCGTCCCCAGCGCCATCACCGTCGAAACCGCGCCGTCGATCCGACCCACGCCGCGCCGCGTGCGCGACTTGTCGAGCATCGGGTTGCCGCCGCGGTCCAGCACGACGACCGCGTTCAGGATCGACGACGTCAGCGCGGGATTGCCTGGATGACGCAGCCGGCCCGTGACGAGGCACTCGCTGAAGTATTCGATCGCCGGCGCCATGACCTTCGAATGCCCCTGGCCGAACGGCTCGAGCGGCAGGTCGTCCAGGCCGAGCTCGGCCAGGTCCTGCTTGAGGTCCTCGATCCGCCAGCGGTCGTAGGCCAGCGTCTGCATCTCGTAGCGCTGCGTGACCTCGAGGATCTTCTTCGCAACGACGGCGTAGCGGATCGTCGGGCCCGGCACGACTTCCATGTGCCCGGCGTCGATCCATTGCAGGAGGCGCTCGGTCTCGCCCGACGGCCGCGCGCGAAGCTGGCCCTCCGGCGTCCAGAAGAACGCCAGCAGGTCGTAGCCGACCTCGGGCTGGTCGTCCGGGAACGCCAGCACGAGCGCCGTGTAGTCGAACTTTCCGGACAGGTCGAGCGCGCCGATGCAGCGCCGGCCCAGCAGCGCCTCCGGGTCGATCTCGCGCTGCGCCGCCTTCCAGTCGACCGCCTGGGCCAGCCGGCTATCGGTCTCGGCGTCGACGCGCTGGTTCAGCCGCAGGTTGCGAAACTTCGGCTCCCAGATCGGCCGCCGCTTCGCCTGCGACGCCTCGGCCATCACGACCGACTCGTCGAGGAAGATCCCCATCGCCGGGTTGACCGAGCGGATGACCGCCGGGTCGTAGATGTCCGCCTCGGCATCCGCCGCGATGAGCTGCACCACGATCGACGGATCCGCGCCCGACAGCCCGTCGTCGATGAGCTGCGACAGCGGGTGATCGTCCTCCGGCGCCTGGGTCGAGATCACCAGGCCGAGCGATCGCGCCCGCTTGCCCATCGCCGTCCGGAGGTTCGACAGCAGCTCGCCGTCCTTCGCCTGCGCGAGCTCGTCGTAGATCCAGAGCGATGGCGCCAGGCCGTGCCCGCGTCGAACGTCCGCGGAGAGCGCCCCGTACACCGAGCCCTTCCCCGGGCCCCAGAGGACCTCGATCCGCTTCGGCACGCGCTGGATGTTCACCCGCGCCGCAAACGAGGACACCGCCAGGCAGATCGCCACCATCTCCGCGAAGATCAGCGCCGCCATGTCCCGGTCGATCGACGCCGAGTCGATCTCCCCGCGCTCCTCAGCCTCAGGCCCGAGCAGATGGCAGAGCGCCAGGCCGGCGACCAGGCCCGTCTTCCCGTTCCCCCGCGGCTCCGACTGCACGCCGATCTTCGCGATCGAGCCCTCGCCGTAGACCAGCTCGACGAACTCTCGTTGAGTCGGCAGCAGCCGCATCGGCTGGCCGAGCAGGATCCCCTTCGTGATCGGCAGCGACTCGAGGAAGACGACCACGCGCTCGACGCGCGACAGCTTCGGGTCGTCCCAGGCGTAGGTCAGGACCGGATCGGAGGCCGCCAGTCCCTGCTTTTGCGCCTCGCTGCGCGCGCCGCCGGGATTTCCAGGCCGGTTTTTCCAATCCTGCGACTCGGAGGCCGAGACTTTCGCCGGAGTCTTCCTAGCGGCCATCTGGGGCCCCCAGAACGACTCCCGGAGCAGGTTCCGTGGGTTTCAGGCTGCCACGCCGGTCTACGTCCCCGAGTCGCCAGCTTGCGACCTCCCCCCGGGTCCTCGGTGCCTGGTTGACGCGGGCAGGAGGTGGCCCAAGCGGTGCGCGTGAGAGATTCGCAGGATGCGCAGCGTCGATCGGGTAGCCGTCGGCGCCGACCTGGTCGGAGTAGCCCTTGCGTTCCTGCTGCTGCTTCCTGCTGTCGTGGTGGGGAGCGCAGAGCGCCTGCCAATTGTCAGGATCCCACGCTAGATCAGGCCGGAGAGCGATCGGGAGGACGTGATCGACGACAGTCGCTGGTGTTACATGGCCTTCTCCCTCACAGAAGCGACAGAGCGGGTGAAGCGCAAGGAACTCAAGCCTGGCGCGCTGCCAACGCCGGTCGCTGTAGAACCCTGACATCGACGCGGCCAGTATCCACGTGGAACTTCACGACCGGATCGAGGCTCCTGACGACACACCGTGGACATTTTCCTGACGACACACCGTGGACATCGAAAGATCTTGACAGGGGGTTTCAGCGGGCGAAGATTTCCCGCAACGCCTTCGCGACCAACTCAGGCATGACGAGCAGACGGCGAGGGTGTCGGTTCGTTCGGGTCAATCGGCATTCATCCCGGTACGGGCGAAGAGCTCGACGCACGGTCTTCACCGAACGGTCTACAGCCACGGCGATCTCCCGGATCGTGTACCAGCGGACTCCGTTGCGATCGGTCATCACACGGTAGCCTCTGGAGAGCAGCGCTTCGTCCTTCCTATGCTCGGATCCGTGAGTCTCCAGCCCAGTCCTTCCTCACCCCTTTCTCTATAAAGGGGTGAAGGACTGTAGGACTCCGAGTCCTTCCCAGTCCTTCCGTAGGGGTTAACTAGTGATTGGGTAATGAGTAATCTCCGTTTTCTTGGCCGAGTCCTTCCCGATTCGCTGTAGGACTCATCACGAAGTACTTCAGCGAGCCCTTCTGACGCCCGGGTGAGGCGTCGATCTTGCCCTCCTTGCACAGCACGTCCAGTAGGGGAGCGAACGTCTCCCAGCGACCGATGCCGGCCTTCTGGATCTGGCTTTTGGTGGCTGGGCCGTTCAGGCGGAGCCAGTCGAATAGCTTGCCCTTGATGCCGGCGCGCTCGGCATCGTCGGTCGAGGTATCGGTGCCGACCAGGCGATTGATGAATCCGCCGGCGGTCTCACAGGTGAAGGTGAACGGGGCAGGGTCGGCGGTGAACTTGTAGTCCTCCGGGAAGACGAGCGAGTCCTTGGCCCCGATCTTCTCCACATGCACGGGGCACTCGCATCCGGCGAACCAGTCGCCGCCGGAGGCCCTCTGGCTCCGTCTGCGTTGGTCATTCGAATTCGTGGGCGGCTTGATGTCATGGTGGACAACGATGATCGACACCTCGGCGAAGGTCACGATCTGGCGCAGGACGGCGATCAGCTCGCGGACCTTGGCCGGGCCTTCATCGGTCTTGGCGGAGAGTCGACGCGCTGCGTCCAGGATGAGCAGCCTGGCAGCCCGAGCGCGCAGGTCATCGATCAGGCGGGAGACCCAGATCTTCTCGTCCAGATCGACGCCACGGCGGACCGCCACGTGCAGGTTGGCCGGCGGCGTGTATCCACAGCGCTCGGCCACGAGATGACGCAGCCTCGGCCTGGTGAGCTGGCGGGGATCTTCCTCCTGGATGTACACGACGCTGACGGGCTCGGGAGGTCTGAAGCGGGCAAGTCCAAAGGCCGCGGTGCCGGTCGCCGCGGCGAGCCCGAGCTCGAAGGCTGAGAGGCTCTTCCGGGCTCTGGGCTCGCCGTGCATCAGCATGATGACGTTGCGAGGAAGAAGGCCGGGAAATATCCACTCGATCGGCGGATCTTCTTCGGCGAGGAATGCGCTGATGGGCTGGAGATAGTCCTCGGGGATCTTGTTGCTGCTCGGGCCTGGCGCACTCGCGGCGCTTCCGAGATCGAACACCATCTAGCCTCGGCTTTCCATGACGGCGCGAAAGTCTCGCCAGGTGCGGCCCGAGCAGTGGGCGTGCAGGCAGGTGAAGTCAAAGGCGCCGGAGGGATGCAGGATGACGGCCGCGCCTTGCTCGCCCGTCGTATGCTCAGACGCCCAGGGGCAGGCGTCGAGCTCGACCAGGACGCCGCCGCCCCAGCGCTTCAGGCGCGCGCCGCGGACACCCCAGCCCTCGAGCTTCGCCGTCAGGGCCCCGACAAGATCCTCGGGAGGCGGAGTCGAGGGGCCGGTCCAGGCCCGCCGCTGCACCGCGTGGCGTGCGAGCGAGACCAGGTGGTCGATGTAGGCCTGCTGGATGCGGACCAAGTCAGGCGTGCCGGGCCAGTGATGCCCGGTGACGGCGATATAGCGCGCGGTCGAATAGACCTCGATCTGGGGCGCCTTCAACGCTTCGGCGGTTCGGCCATGCACGAACACATGGAGGCCGGTGCCGCTCGGGCTGATCTCGGTCCAGGAGTCACAGAGATCGACGATGGTCTGAGCGCGCGCGTCAAGCGTTCCGTCTTCCCCGATCACACGGTCGAGATCGATACAGGTGATGTGCGCCTTGTCAGTGAGCACCAGGCCGATGCCATCGGCGCCGACAGCACTATAGGCGTCTACGGCATCTTGGAAGGACGACCACGTCGAGGGATCGGTGCTCGATGCGCGCACCCATGGGTCTGTTACCTTATAGGGAACTTTGGTGGGCTTGCCCTCGCCACGCTGCTCGGCACGCCAGAGTACCCATCCGAGAGCCCGCAAGGGCGCAGGAATCTCCTCGGGCCGAGGCACAAGCCACTCCACCACACGGGCTCCTTAGCCCAACAGCTCCGGGTTGTTCTTCTGGATGCGTTGAATGATCTCGTCGAGCCCGCCGACGGTCTCTTGGACCCGGCGGGTCTCGGCGAGCGCGGCAGCGCTTTGTTGCTGACAGCGCGAACAGAACGGGATCAGCGGCCACTCGTCACCCGCTTCAGCGAACGGCACCACATGCTGCGCAGTGAGGCCAATGCCGAGGCGCTCACACAGAGCCCTGCTCTTGCCGCAGAATGAACAGTGATTGCCGTTGGCCTCCCAGACCTCACTTTGCGCCCATGAGAGCGGCCGCACGATCGCCGGCGCCGCCTCGAGGCCGGCGAGCTTCGCCGCCCGGTACCGCCGATTCCCGGCCGCGATCTCGAAGCCGTCCTTGTTCGGCCGAACGATCAGCGGGTCGATGATCCCCTTGGCCTTGATCGACGCCGCGAGCTCGTCGAGCGGGCCCTTGGCGAAGGTCTTCCGCGGGTTCAGCGGGCTCTCGTGTAAACGAGAAAGCGGGATCTCCTGGTAGGTCGTGTCGCTCATCCGGTCCTCCGTTGGCCGCCGCGCTGTCGGTCCCTCATCGGTTCCACGCGACGGGTTAGGGGTTAGGCCTGCTGCTCCTTCGCCTCGGCCTCTCGAAGCTGCCGATCGCGCATCTCGTCGTACTCGGCGGGCCGGCACCAGTAGCTTCCGGGCGCGCTTTGAGACGTGACGTGCGGCACGGACGTCGCTCGCTCGACCTGGCGGCCGTAGGAGTCTGTCCGTGCGGGATCCGCGCTGACCCACACGACGTTGACGGCCGGGCTCGGGTAGATCTCCTCGTGCCCGCTGTCCCACACGGCGGTCAGCACCGCCTGCTGCGGCTTGCTGAACGGATCCACGTAGACGACGTGGTCACCGATTCTCATTGTTCGCTCACCCCCTTCCTAGCTGTGACGTCGACGAGCTCGAGATCGCGATCGAGCAGGAGCTGCTCAACTTCGGCCTGGCCGTGCGCGTTCGAGACCGGGGCGACGATGATCTCGACGCCGGTCCGGCCGTCCAGCGGGTAGCGCTTCAGCAGCACGACGTCGGTGATCACGCTGTCGTCCGTCCACAGGACGCCGTTCCACTGATCCGTGATTTTGTGGAAGAGGTTGTCAAGATCGGGCCGCTTGATCGGCATGGCCAGGTGGGCGCTCTTCTTCGGCAGCGAGGCCGGCCGCGGCACGTAGAACTTCGCCACGAAGATCAGCGCGCCCCCGAGCGGCCGCGCCGGCGCATGCTGCCGGCCGATCGCGCCGACCAGCGTCGCCCACTCGGTGTGCTCGCGCTTCTGGAAGCTGCCCTGCCTCGAGCCGTCGCCCGTCTTCCAGCGCACCGTCTTGCCGACCGACATCGACTTGGGGACGCCGGCGACGAAGAAGCGGATGCTCATTGGGTCCTCCTCGAGATGCTGCGCGCGGCGCCGTCGGGGACCAGCCAGAGCCCCTGCATCCCGCGCAGCGGCAGCGGCGTTGAGAGCGGCCGCACGCGCTCGAGCTTCCAGGCGTAGCGGCCGGGCGTGTAGTCGCCGAAGGCGCCTTCAAAGACGTCGATCGGCTGGGCCTCGAGCGCCTCGACGCGGACGACGTCGACGAGCTCGACGACGGCGACCACGGCACCGCGCGGAACATTCCACTCCCGGCAGATGACCGGGCCCTCGAGCGCGAAGCCCGCGGCGCGCAGCTTGTCGACGAAGGCCGGATGCTGCGCGGCGACGATCTCCTTCAGCGTCGACCGGCGCGCGGCGTGGATCACGAGCGGCCCGCGGTACGTGGTCGACCAGGCTCGCGTCTCGATCCGCTTCGCGCCGATCGCGACGAGCTGCGCCCAGGGCTGCGTCAGCGTGAGGGCTCTCATTCCGGAAAGACCCGCGGGTCGACCTCGGCGTCCGCCGGGACGCGATGTGGCTTGCCGAGGTGGCCAGGCCAGGAGCACGCGCAACCAGGGAACTGACAGGCGAGGTGCAGGCCGTGCCGGCAGCAGATGCCGAGGATCGAGGTCGGCTCCGGCACGAAGTGGACGAGGCTCATCGGCCCGAGTCCCGGAGCTGCTGCGCGATGTTGTTGATCCGGGTCTGCAGGTCGCTCCGCTCCTGCTTCATCTCGGAGCGCAGGCCGGCGTGCTTCGTCTTCAGCGCCTCGAGCTCGCCGATCAGCAGCGGGAGCTGGCGCTGGTACTCGGCGACCTCGTCCTCGGTGAGAGCGACCAGAGGCGGCTGCGCGGGTTCCTGGTCGGCCATCAGAAGGGCCTGTCGTCGTCATCGACGGCGTCGTGACCGACTCCGGCTGGAACGGTCGCCGCCGGCAGCTCCCAGCGGTGCACGGGCTCGGGCCGGCTGCGCTTCGCCACGGCGCGCGCCATCTCCTCGGTGGTCGGCGTCAGACAGTAGAGCGACGCCGGACTATAGAACTGCGTCGCGATCGGCTCGGCGCCGGCGCCTGGGACGTCGATGCGCAGCAGGCCGGCACCGGCGATCTCGACCTCGCGCACGTAGCCGGCGAGCCGCCGGTGGCCCATCAGCTCGAGGATGGCCCAACCCTCGAAGGCGTTACCCTGTCCGTCGCTCATCGTTCAGTCTCCTTGGGGTTCTCGCGTTGGAACTTCACCGCGGCGTCCGGGTCATAGTGATCGCCGTTGTCGATCGTGTCGTCGTCAAGGCAGTCGCCGTCGGCGCAGCGGGCGCACATATCGCCGTCCTCGACGACGGGGATCGCGCAGGGGCATGGGCAGGAGCAGATGCAGACGTCGGGGGTCACAGGAACTCACTCCTCACAGCGAGTCGGCGGTCTCGTTTGAAATGCCGGTTGTATTTGTCGAAGGGCATGTAGCGCCAGAGTCGGCGATTCGCCCACCTGGCCACGTTGGTCAGTGCCTGCGATGTCCAGTCGAAGCGCGGATATGGCTTACGCTCCAGCGCGTTCAGTTTCATATAGGGCTGGACGTGGGGCTCACCACCCCACGCGATCACCTCGCGGATACGCTCAAGGCAGGCCGCCTGCGGCTCATTACCGATGAGCACATAGACGCGCTTGCGCTTCGGCGATTCAGTCTTGAGCATCCGCATCACGCGCTCGACGTCGGCCCGCTCGCCGCTCTCGTCATAGGCGAAGCGCCACGGCCCGCGATTGATGGGTTTCCAGCGCGCGTACACCTCGTCGGTGAAAGTCTTGGGCTCAAAGCCGCTGTTGGCATCGAGGAGCGGGATGCCGGTCGCCTTGTAGCGCCCGACAATATGATCCTGATAGTCAGCGGGCAGCGCGGAGAGGTTGTTGTCGCACAGGATCGGACGCACCGGAAAGTCAGGGAGCAGTGTGAACGCGCGGCCCTCCATCTTCGGGACGATGCAGAACCAGCAGCCGACGGGACAGCCGCGACTGGCGATCGTGGCGCTCGGGTGATGATGACGGATTGCATCCGGGAGATCGCCGCCGACCTTCCAACCGAGTTTGGCAAACGCATCACGGACGTCATGCCGGGTGAAGAGCGCCGGGCCGCCAATTCGTACCCGCTTGCCGAGGAGAGTCGCTATATCAGCACGCTCGCCCGCATCCGCCAGACGCCACGTGAAGGCGACGGACAAATAGACCGTCTCGCCGTCCTGCCACTCGGCGAGCCCGCCGACCCAGCCATCTCTCACAGGAACTCGCTCCTTGGCTGGACGCGCTCGACGGACCGGCCGCGCCGCGCCCGCCTCGGTCATCACCGCTCGGCCCGCTCGGCCCGTAGCTCGGTTACGGCCCCGACCATCGGCACCAGGCGCACGGTCAAATCCTTCAACTCCGGGTGACGGTTGAGAATCCTCTGGAGCCTCGGGCGGAAGTAGTCCGCCTTTTGGTCGTCGTCCACTGCTACCGCTACCAACGCGCTCGGTTTGTGGGTCACGAAATGCCGCATGTGTTCCTCGACCCTCGCCAGTTCGGCGTCCCACGCGGCTGGCGTGCGAGAACGATTACCTGCGCTTTGGACCGGGCGCATGTAGAGCGGGCTAAGCACGCAGTTGGGCTCGTGCGTGGTGTTGCGGCAGGAGCAGTGACGCGCCTCCATTTACGTGCCCACCTTCGTGCCGTCGTCGATCCAGACGAACTCGCCGCGCTCGCCGACCGGCAGGTGCGATCGGCACGTCACGCAGAACGTTGCGCCGTAGAACTTCGGGTCGCGGGCATAGGTCTCGGCGATCGGCTGGCTCATCGTCGTGACCGTGCCGCAGACGAGATGCTTGTATGAGCCGCGCACGGGTCGAATGAACCCTTTGGCGCGCTCCTCGGCCGAGAGGATCCAGTAGGCGCGATGCTGTCCCGTCTCCGGGTTAATCGGAGCGGGAGCCGCAGCGTTTTCAAAGCCAGGCTCGGGGGGCTTCCCCGATGTGGTTTCGCTGAGCCGCCGTTTTTCTTCGTTCATAAGTAGCCCACCACCTCCTACGACGGCGTCTTCCGCGACGCCGAGGGCCAGGTCATGACCTATCCCCGCTGGCCGGCGATCGAGGAGGCCGAACTCTGGGCGCGCCGCGGCCGGCGCGTTAGTCGAGTTCGGGCTGGGAGCCGAGCTGCAGGCATTTTTCGCCCAAGTCGAAGCCCTCGACGGCGGGCTCGTGGTGGCAGACGCTGCACCAGGTCACTGTTTCGTCGTCCTCCTCGTCGAGCACGCCCCGATGCCGACGCCGGATCTCTCGGGCCTCAGCGCACGCGATACATTCCTCGGCCTCCGGAATCGCAGCCAGGCGCTTGTCGCTGATCGGCAGGCCGCACGTTTGACACTCGCCGTAGGTCCCATCGGCCAGTCGCTCGATGGCCGCCGCCAGCGACGCGACCTCGGCGAGCAGCCGCTCGCGGTCGGCGAAGGCGAGATCACGATCGACCATCGCCGCGACGTCGCCGTCATTGCCGCCCGCCCGATCGACCCGCACGTCTTGCGCGCCGGTCTCCGGTAGTTCCCATCCGCGCAGGCGAGCCTTGACGGTCTCCAAACGATCGAGCAGGCGATTCTGAGGGCCTGCCGCGCGTTTCACAGGACCTCGACCAGCTCCTCGACCGCGCCGATCCGCTGGTCGAGTTTGCTGCGAATCTCCTTGAGCTGTCGCAGGAGGCGGAGCGCCGTCCCCTTGGCGCCGAGTTCGGCCACGGCTGCCGCCACGCCCGGCGCTATGGCCTGGCCCTTGCGAGGACGTCCGCGCTTCTTCCCGGTCTGCGCGGCCGACTTCGCCGCCTCGCGCTTGTTCGACGGGATGCCGTGCGTCTCGCGCATGTGCCGCGAGAGCCCGTTCGGTCGGGCGAACTTCTCAGGACACTTCGAGCACGCAATCGTGCCGCCGTCGACTCGGGGCATCGTGGCCTCCTTCAGTTCAGCTCGTGGCGCTCGATCAGGCGCTTCAGCATGCCGATCTGCTCGCAGAACTCGGCGAGCGTCCTCGCGTACAGCACGAATATCTGGGCCATGTAGCGGTTGTGGGGGTGTTCGATCCGGGCGACGTTCGGCAGAATGGGCTCCATTGCTGGACTCCTCGAAACCGGGCGGCGGCACCACGGCAACGGCGCGGGCCTTGCGGACCATTTCGATCGCCGTCGACGGCGAGACGAGCTCGGCGTCGATCAGATGGCGGGTCAGCGCGCGGTCGTCCGGGAACGGCCCTAGACAACGCGTGCAGGCGAGGCTCATAGGCGATTACCGGTCGGCTTGTGCTTAGTACCGAGAGATATACGGAGTGCGCGCGACCCGCCGCTGAGCATCGTCGTTACGCCGACTTAGCCTTTCGACAGCGGCAGCCGCAGGGCTGCCGCCGGTTCTTACCGGAACGACGGAAGGTGATTCCGGAGCAATCCTGGTGGTCGCCGCGGCCGCACCCCAGGCAGATGATCGGGCGGCGGAGGATCCTCACCAGCGGCTTCCGGGCTTTGGCGAGACCGACGAGCGCCCGGCCGACCGTCATCGCCTTGAGCGCGAAGCGATAGCGCACTTCAGCGGAGACGGCCGCGCGCAGGCTATGGCTGATCGGTTCCATCACCCGCGCACCGATGGCACGCGCTTTGAGAAGACGCGCACGCCCGAGATCTTCGTCTGGCCCTTCATCGCCTTGACGACGCTTCGGATCTTGACCTCATCGGGCTTCAGATAGTCGCGCGGCAGTTGATCGACGTTCTCGATCTCGAAGTCCCACTCTTCGCGAAACGACAGGCCCTCGACCTTCGGCGGCGCCTGGACGGTCGGCGGCGGCGCGAAGACTGGCCGCGGCGCGACGACCGGCGTCTCGATCGGCGCCGAGATGAGGCGCTCGGCCGTCTCGACGTCGCCGCGCTGCTCGGCCTGGACAGCTTCGGTCAGGCGCTTGTCCTCGGCCTCCTTCGCCAGCCGCTGACGCTCGGTCTCGACGCGCTGGCGCTCGAGGGCCTCGAGACGCTCCTGCTCGCGGCGCGCGGCGGCCGCGGCTTCACGCCGGAGACGATCCTGCTCCGCCTCGTAGGCGGCGAGCTTGCCGCGGACGACGCGCTCGGCGCCCTCGACCGGTGACAGGAAGCGTTTCTCGTCGGCGAGCAGGCCCTTGTGCAGCTCGAACGCCTGATTGATGCGCGGCCGGAAGGTGTCGCTGATGCGCTTCTTCATCGGCACGACGACGTCGCGCAGCCAGGCGGCGGCCTTCGTGAAGGTGTCGCCGTCGGAGATCTGGATCTCGTTCGCGGCGACGACGATTCCCTGCCCTTCGCGCTCGCGCTCGGCGCGCTCTTCCGGGCTGACGATGGCGATCGCGGTCGTCTCGGCCATTTAGGCGCTCCTCTGTTGTGCTCGGTGGACGAGCACGGCCGCCAGGAAGATCGGCGTTGCGGCTCCCAGGTCGGCCTCGGTGACGCGATAACTCCCGTCGCGGCGAAGCTGGACGGCGAGCGCGGCCTCGACCGGCTCGGCCGGCCGCTCCTCGTTCCAGGCGTGCACGTAGCCGGCGAGCTGGAGGTCGACGCGGTCGAACGTCCCCGACTTGAGATCGATCAGCGTGCGCCGCATATTCAGGAAGCCGACGTTGTCGGGATGACCTCGAAACCGCCAGCGCTCGCTGCGGACCTCGATCTCGGCATACTTCGGCTCATAGCCGGAGTCCTTCAGGAAGGCGCGCCAGGCCGCGAGGTAGCCCTCATGCTCGGGCGGGAAGGTCGACGGGTCGAAGCCGCCATAGGTCATCAGCTCGACCGCCTCATGCACGGCCTTCCCGCGATCCTGCGCGGCCGTCAGGACGTCGTCCGGCACCATCGAGAGGTCAGACCCCAAGCCGCAGGCCTTGAGGATCTCGGTCACGCGCGGATAAATTGGCGCCGGCGGCTCCATCGTCGGCGTGACGACCGCCGGCACCGTCTCCGATTGCGAGCCTAGTTGTGCGTCACGTGTCGGGCGATCACCCCCCCTCATGCGGTCGGTACTGCCTTCTTCTCGGCCTTGATCGCGTTCAGGATCTCGTCGTACTTCTTCGGGTTCGGGATGTCGGCGACGCTGGCGAGCCCGTGCTTCTTCAGCAGCGCCGCGAGGTCATCATCCGTCCAGCCCTGGCCGCGCTGGATCGCCTTCAGCTTGTTGATTGCTGCCTGCGGGATCGGCCCGTCGTCAGCGGCTGCCGTGTCGCCGGCATCGCCGCCGTGGTGATCGTGCCCGTCGGTATCGTCCTCCGCTGCCAGACCGAGCACCGCCATCAGGCTGTAGCGCTCGGCGTAGCTCATCGCGATCCCGACCCGCTGCATCGGATTCGCCCCGCCTTCGCCGGTGCCGTCGGTGCGCTGCGTCGCCGTGGGGATCGGCATCTCGAGGTCGCCGGAGGACTCCTCGTGGCCGAGCTCGTGTGCGACGATGCAGGCGATCGTGACCTTGTCGGCCTGGATCTTCGGCGTCGTCCAGCGGTACGAGAGCCCGCACTCGCCGAGAACCGGATCGATCTGATCGGCGATGTAGCCGAGCGGCGCGAACTTGTACGAGTACTTCGGCATCCGCGCGACCTTCATCTTCACGAGCGGCGGGCACTTCGCCTTGAACTTCGCCATCGCGCGCAGGTAGGCGTCCTTCGCCTGGATCGCGTGGACCCGCTCCGCGAGCGCGACGAAGCGCTCGATCGTGGCGATGTCGGAGCCCTTCTCGATGGCGGTCTTCAGGAGATCCTGCGGCTCGAGCCGCGCGAGCGCGGTCGTCTCGACGATCTCGGTCTCAGCCATGCGTCACGTCCTCCAGCACCGCGGATTCGACCGCGGTGGCATCACAGATAAGGCAGCAGTAGGACCATCGACCGCTCGGCCACGCCTGGCGTAGGACCGCGAGGCCGAGCGCACGGCCATCGGCGCAGCTCGGGCAATCGACGCCGAGGCCCTCCATCGGCATCAACGCCATGTAGCCGGTTCGATCCGGCAACGGGATCAGGGTCGCTTCGGCGAAGGCCGGTGGCAGAAGGGTGTTCATGTCCGCTCCAACGCAGCAAACGACTCGGAACGCCTCGGCGAGCAGGTCGAGCCGCTGCTTCACGGCGATCGGGAAGCGCTTGATCTCGGCGCTGAGCGTCCGCGCCTCGCGATAGACGTCGAGGGTGACCCGGTAGTCGACGAAGAGATCCGAACTTCCGGTGTGCGCATTCTCGATCGTCAGCAGCGCAGCCGGGCGCCCGTCAACCCGGATCTCAGCCTGGAGCGTCACGGCGATCACGCGCGCTGCTCCTGCAGCCAACGTGCGAGTGGCGTCCAGTTGGACGACGCGCACGAGGGACACGTCCGCTCGCGCAGGTCGAAGATCAGCTCGCGCTCCGGCAGCTCGTTGATGCACAGCGCGGCATACTGGAGATTGATCCAGTGCTCCGCGAGCACGCGCGGCTCCGGGTTCACCTTCTGCGGCGGCGGGCCGAGCACGAGGCGACGGATCGTGAACGTCATGACAGCAGCCAGCGCGAGACCAAGTAGACGATCCCGACAACGACGAGCCACGTCGCCGCCGCGAAGAGCCCGCCGTAGAACAGCGCCCGCGCGCTCATCCCAGGATCCGCTCGAGGACTTCCCAGACGCGCTCCACGGCCGGGCCCTTCTTCGTGCGATTGATGGCGTTTGTCACGGTGCCCTGCGTCGTGTTCGCCGCCGTCGCGATTGCGGCCTGCGTATAGCCGGCCCGGCGATAGCGCTTGACGAGCTGATAGGCCGGGAGATGGCGGATACGACGGGCTTGCGCGCCGGAGTTCTTGGTAGTATTAATACTCACTGGTCGTGCAGATTACATGTTGACAAGAAGTTTTGTCAACGACTAATTTCCGGAGGCGTGCGATGGGCTATGAGCGGGTCGGCGAGCGGCTGAGGGAGCGGATGCTGGCGCGCGGTTATCGCAAGGAGGACGGCGAGCCCGACGTGCAGCGCTTCTGTTGGGATTGGCGCTTCACGACGCAGCTCGTCTACAACTGGCTCAACGATCGGGGCACGCCGTTCAAGGACCTGATCCGCTTGTGTGCGGCGCTCGACTGTAGCGCGGAATGGCTTCTCACCGGAGCCGAACGCCCAAAAGCATCGCCCCGTCAGGGACGGGGAAAGATCAAAGGCCTCTTGCTCGCGCTAGGTGTCGGCCTCGGCGCGATGCTGTCGCCTAACGCGGGGCTATTAGGGATTATGTCAGTTAGAGCCCGGCGGCAGGAATTAGCGCGGGCCGTATGAGCGCCACGGCCTATTCTCAAAGAGAGATGAGCGGCCGTCTTGAGATGATGGTGCGGTTCAGAGATCGTGGGATGCGTTGGCCGTTGCGTGAGGGTGATGTCATCGAAGTATGGCGCGGCACGACCTTTTGCGGCGCGATTCCCGCCGGTTTGGTCACAATGCTCATCACGCATCACCTCTCGGCATCGCAGCTCGTCGCTCACTTCAGCAAGGCTCTCCGACCTGAGCCGAAGAAGATGCCAAGCCGACGGAGCCGGGCGACGAGAATCCTCGTCATGGCCTCGACAATCATCCTCGGCGTCTGCTAGACGAGGACTAATCATGTATGAAGACAAAGGAGCCTGCAATGAAGCGCTCGATGCTCCTCGCGATCGCCCTCGGCCTGGCCGGCTGCGCGACGCCCTCGACGTGGCTGGCGAACAACCAGGGCCAAGCGGTCCTCTGCTCAGCGACAGGCTGGGGGTACGTGGGCGCGCCCATGGCGGCCACCACCCACGACCAGTGCGTCAGCAATTACCGCAAGGTCGGCTACTTTGAACTCCCGGACGTGGTGCTCGGGGTCCTGTTCGATAGATCAGACCCGCCCCAGATCACGAGCACCGAGCCGGACTCGCCGGCCGCGCAGGCAGGCATCAAGCGCGGCGATCTGCTCCAGAGCGTCGAGGGCTTTTCGGTGAAGACCTACCGCGATCTGGCGAACGTGCTCCGGCAGCGGAAGGCGGGAGACCGGGTCACCGTAGTCGTCGTGCGCGAGGGCTCGCCGATCGAGTTCGTGCCTACGTTGCGCCAGCGCTAGCGCTTGACCCCGAGCCCCGCCGCGATCAGATCGTCGGCGAGGCTCTTGCCGTCCCGTGTGACGACAGCGAGGTAGCGACCGAAGCTGTCCTGTGAGGGTCGGCCACAGCCGATCGCGAGGAGCACGTCGCCCTGGTCGTCCAGCCAGGCCTTCGTGAAGTCGCGGGCCTTCTCCCCCGCCGCGCGGGTTTCGCCTCTCAGCTCCGGCGTGTCCACGCCCAGGACGCGCACGGTCAGCGCGGCCTCGAGGCCCGGCCAGATCGAGGCCGTCGCGAGGAAGGTGTCGCCGTCAATGACGCGGACCATCTGGGCCGAGACCAGCCAGCAGAGGACCCAGGCGGCGAGATGGCAGGTCACGCCGAATCCCCTGTGTTTATGCTGGTAAGATCGCCGTTGACAAACCCACAGCGATATGGGATGCTCTCGGCATGGAGGGCACGACGATGAACCGGACAGGAGCCAAGGCCCTGCGTGACCGACTGCTCAGCATGCCGAACAGCCAGATCGAAGAGTTCTGGGTCCGCATCCAGAAGGCGCGATGCCGCGCGGGCGCGACGCACTATCGCCGCCTGATTGAACCCGACACGGACCAAGTGACGGTGGACCTTGGGCCATGCGCCCACTTCCCAGAGCAGTGATGGCGAAGAACCCGCACGCCGTGGCTCTCGGGAGGAAAGGCGGTGCTGCCACGAAGGGGATCTCGACGCCAGCGAAGCGGCGCGCCGCTCGCGAGAATGGGAAGAAGGGCGGACGCCCGAAGGGTGCATAGGGGGGCCTAACTCCCCCGCCCGGCGGGGGCACTACGCCCCGCTGCCTGGTGCCGGCGGTTCTGCGGCTTCCACCGCGGCGATGGCCGCGTTGAGTCGGGCCATCGCGATCTCCCGCATCTCGGCCACTTGCTCGGCGGTCGCCCCGCTCTTTTGATAGGCGTCAATGGCGAGCGCGATGATCTGCGTCGCGCCGGTCACGATGGCGGCGATGGCTACCGGGTCCATTACCGTTTCTCCTTGATGAGCACGTAGAGGAGCAGTTGATTGGACAGGGCCTGGATCGCCGTCGCGGCGGCCTGCGCATCGGCCTTCTTGCCAGCCTGGAGCGAGGTCTGATAGGAGCGGGCCAGCGCCGGATAGGTCGCCCGGAAGTCTTCAAAGAATTTTCGCCAGGCGTTGCATTGCGAGACCGGCAGCGTCTTGGAATTGCACAGGGTGACGTAATTCGCATTGGTGATGACGGCCTGCTCGCCCACCATCGCGATCGTGTCGGTGGTGAGCGTGATGGGATCGGGCTGCGACCCTTGGACCAGCGCGCATCCGGCGAGGATCGCGGCGACGACGCACAGAGCGAGAACGCGCTTCATGGAGTCCTCCGAGCCAGCAGCTCGCCGATCGTGAACGATCCGGCGTAGCTCACGGTAAAGACCAGACACGCCTTGACGACGGCCGGCACGCTCGTGACGGTCTCGGCCGGCATGCCGATGAGCCCCGCGAGCACCGGGATGAAGTGCCCGAGCAGAACTCCGGACACGCCGCCGACGACGACCTCGACGATGGTCCGCTTGTTGGCGCCAAACTCAATCGTCGGGCTCAGCGCGACGCGGCAGCCCGTGCCGATCGCCCCAGCGGCCAGATAGAGCAGGAACAGCAGTTGTCCGTTCATGGGTCCTCCCCTGCAATCGGTAGGTGTTCGATCAGGACCGGCACAATGCGCGGCACGATCGCGATACAGACGAGCGCGGCCAGCATCACGAGTACGACGGTCCAGGCCCAGCGCGGCATCTCAAGCTCGCCGCGTGCCATGGATCAAGGCGCAGAGGCGCCGGTTGTCATCACCGCCAGCTTCGGCGGTCCCTGACAGATGGATGCCGGAGACCGCGTCGTCGTCGCGGCCTTCGCGGCTCGGCTCGTGATCGTTGCACCACCGCGGCTCGAGGATCTCGCGGGTCGGATCCGAGTCAGGTTCGCAACCTGGGCAGTACCACCGCGCCATGACCGGCGTGTCGGGCAGGTGGTCGGTCATCTCCATTCCCCGTCGGCGATCTGGTCGGCGAGCCGTGGCGCTCGGGGTCCCACTTGGCGCGCCCACTTGGAATCCAGAAAATGTGTGCGCGCCTCCTGGTATTGGCCCCGCTCCATTGCGGCCAGCGCCTTCTTGAATCCGAGCAGCCCCTGGACCCCCACGTTGAAGGCGATGTTGACCAAGGCACCCAGCCGGGCGTCACCGAGCGTCATCGCCCACGGGATCGCGACCAGCACATCGGCCGTGAAGTCTCGAATGTCTGCATCCAGCATCCGCTCGGCTTCCTCGAGGCTGATCCCCTTGCCCTTGCGCTTGTCGATGCAGCGCCCGAAGCCGATCGTCCAGTACCCTTCGGAGTCCGGATAGGCGAATCGCTGATAGCCGCCCTCATCGCGGGCGATCTGACCTCGCAGCCGGAGGCGGGAGACGTCATCCATCAGCGTCGCCTCCGCTCCTTGCGGCCGTGCCAGACGAGGAGCCAGAACGCGACCGCCGTCAGGATCCGGGCGGGGACCGCACGCATCCAGCGAATGATGAGTTCGTTCGAGCCCATGAGGTTCAGCACGAGCTCGCCCAGGACGACCCAGCTCCAGACGATCGCGAGGAGGACCCACGCCGTGCGCGACCAGCCGCGGCGCTGGGTGCAGCGCACGACGGCCGCCGCCAGCGCCGCGACCGACGAGATGAAGAGGACCGTTTCGAGGACGACGGGCCACATCACGGTATCCGGCCCCGCTGGCGCAGGAGCTGCTCGAGGTTGCTGTTCAGCTTCTCCTGTTGGCTGGCGTTCTTCTCGAGCTGCTCCTTAATTTTTTCCTGGCCCTTCTCGACGCGCTCAAGGTTTTTTTCGACGGCGTCGAGCTTGCCCTTGATCTCGGTGACGGTGACGTCGGTCTTGTTCTTCTCGGCGGCGACCTGGGCCTGGACGGCATGGATCTGATTCTCGTTCGCGGCGAGCGAGCTGCTGATGTAGTTCCAGCCCAGCAGCGACACCGCCCCGACGATCGACAGCAGGATGCCGACGATCTTCCAGGCGCTCAGCGGCTCGGGCCTGGCTGGCGGCATCAGGCCTCTTCGACCGCCACGTCGACCTCGTGCTCGTAGACGTTGGCGTTGCTCGTCGTCGCGCGCATCTGGACACGATGCACTTCACCGTTGACGCCGCCCAGCACGCGCACGCGGACCTGGGTTCCGGAGATCGCCGGCGACGTGAGGAAAGTACCGCTCGAGTCCGTGCCGTCCTGACGGGCTGACGTGACCGTCTTGTCGGTGATCGTCTCGCCGACGTCCAGATCCTTCGCGAAGTCGATCGCGATGATGTAGGTCTCCGCCGGCTCCTTGCTCGGCCAGACTCGCCCCAGCAGCATTACCCTCCTCCTTCTGACGCGAAGACTCGGCGAGGCGCTCGTGCTGCCAAGGTCCGGCTCGGCGACGGTGACGCGAAGCTGCGGCGCCGGCCCCGTGCGACCGCGATGAAGATCGGCTCGCCGAGCAGATCCAGGGCGAGGACCAGGAAGTCGCCGGTCTCGGCCTGGATCCGGTCACCGCTCTCCGTGAGGATGTGGTCAGCCACCGAGGCCCTCCATGTGCGCCTGTTCGGCGAGCCACTCGTCGGCGTGGTCGCAGCCCTTCGTCTCCGGCCACCACGGTCCGCCCAGCGTGTAGTGGAGGATCCGGGCCTTCGGATTCGCCGGATACTCGCCGACGAGCCAGTTGTCCTCCTTCGAGAGCTCGCCGATCTCTTCGTCCTTCAGCCACGCGAAGCGGTGCAGCTCGGCCGGAGTGGCTGTGTTCACGTAGAGCGGCGTCAGCGCCCGACACAGCGCGTTGTCGAAGACCATCAGGCTCGACCAGTTCTTTCGCGGATAGGCGGTCTGCGGCTGATCGAGAAACTTGACACTGGTCTTCGGCGTATAGTCGTGCTTCACGACCCAGACAGCGCGGCGAGGGTATGGCGTCCCGAAGAGCCCGAGCACGTCCCCTCGGACCAGCATGTCGCAGTCCATATAGAGCGACACGCCCTGGTAGCCACTGAGGAACGGCACGAGGAAGCGCGTCAGGGTGAACTCGGTCGACTCGAGCGGCCCGCGCTCGCGCTTGTAGATCCAGCGCAGCGACGGCAGCACGAGCGGCGAGATCGTCACGGGCTCGGAGGCCTGCCGCAGGATCGAATGCGCCAAGACGTGATAGGCGATCGGTTCGCGCGAGTCGTAGCCGATGAAGATGCGGAGCGGCGTCACGCCTTCACCGCCGAGATCTTCGCCTTCGCGTGCTTCGAGACCAGCGGACCGACTGCGACGTGCAGCTCGGGACCCTTCACGATGATCTTGCCGACCTCGAAGAACTTGCTCAGCATGCGCCCCCACCATTGCGCGTCGCGCTGGATCAGGTGTGTGTTCCGCCCGTCGGGCAGCGTCTTCTGCGCCGGCCCGGTGTGGATCGTGAAATAGCCGATGACCTTGAGGCATCGCTGGATGTCGCTCAGGACGCCGAGCAGCCGATCGGGCTCGATGTGCTCTAAAACGTCTGTGCACACTACCAGGTCGGCCGGACGCGGCGACTCCTGCTTCCCCGGGATCGCCGGGTCGTACTCGAAGATCGGTACGCCCTTCACCGCCAGCGCGCGCCCCAGGTAGCCCTTGCCGCAGCCGTAGTCGAGGATCGAGCGGATCGCCGGGTTGTCGGCGAGTTTCAGCACGGTCTCGACGTGCCGAGTTCCACCGACGCCATAGGCCGGATTCTCCGCGTGTAAACGCGCGTTTTGATCTCGGTAGTCGTCGCTGATGAGCGACCGCTTCGCGAAGGCGACGGTGTTGACGAGCCACTTCGCCAGTTTCGCCGGACGCGGCTGGTAGTCTCGCGCCATGTGCTGCACCAGGCCCTCGCCATAGAACGTCGCCTTGACCTTCGGCATCTGATCGAGCTCGTGCCAGATCGAACGTGCGGCCTCAAGCATGCCCGTCGTGGTCTTGTAGACGACGCCGCCGTACTCGCACTCCTGGAACTTCTTGAGCGTGTTCGGATGCTCGGCCGCGTGCTTGGTCTCGCGCGCGCTCCCATCCATCCCGAAGACGTGCAGGTCCCGGAAGCCGAAGAAGGCCGCCATGACCAGCGAGCGCAGCCCGACGTCGCAGCCACCCGTGAGGGCGAACTCGCCGGCGGGCAGCAGGCGCAGCGCCTCGGCGTCCGCATCGAAGACGTGCCAGAGCCGCACGTCGTAGTCCTTCAGGTGGTCGAACACGGCCGGGTGACAGGTGGAGGCGATGAGGTAGGCGGTCTGCTTCTGAGGCTCGCCGATCAGCACAACCTTGTGAGCTCGAGGATCGACCTCGACGTGCCAGGTCGGGATGATGCCGCGCTCGACCAGGAAGCGATGTGAGCCCGAGCAGCTCATCACGTAGCGGTAGTCGCGGACCTTCTCCCACGTGTCCTGCAGGCTCGGCCCGAAGCAGACGACGGCGATCGGCTCGCCGCGGTCTTCCTTGACCGGCTCGATGCGCGGCAGCTTCCGTGCCAGCGCCGCCGCGATCTGCGCGTCGCGCAGCCAGAGCGGCACCGCATACGTGACGGGCTGCTTCTGGCGCCAGTCGAGACGGTTCTCGTTCATCACCCGAGCCTAAAGATCTGCAGATAGGATCCGGGCTGGATCGTGATCGCCGCGGTCGTCGTCGAGGCGCCGGCCTGGATCTGGAACACGCCCGTAGCGCTCACGACGAACGCGGCGTTATAGATCGCGAAGGCGCTCAGGAGCGCAGCCGATGCGGTCGAGACAAGGACAGATCCCGACGCGCTGTCCCCCGCAAAGGGAACATGGTAGCCGATGCCCGAGGTCGCCACGCCGAGGCCGGCCGAGGTCGCCGAGCCGCCGCCGCCCTGGACCGCCGACGCGGTTGCGTAGATCTTGCCGCGGATGCGCGTCATGGCCGGGAACGTCATTCCGAGCCTCGTCGGCTGAGCGGCAGCACCACGGTTGATAAACAGGAACGACTCCATCCTGTATATGCCGCCGGCGTCGACCGAGATGCTCAGGCCGCTGACATTGGTCAAGCCGGTGCTCGAGATGACTTGCGCGTTCTGGACGACCTTCGTGATTCCGAGCGCGCTGGCCGCCACTGCGCTCACGGCATCCAGCTCGGCGCTGGTCACCGACGCAGCCCCCCCGCCGGCTTGGCTGATCTTGTTCGACAGCAGGTCGACCACGGCCTGCAGGCCAGTTGCCGAGCCGCCCGCCGACTGCGCCGACACGTTGCTGACGGCGCTCCGGATGTGGCTGACGACCGAGAGCGTCGAGACGTACTCGGCCGACGTGACGCTCTGCGAGCCCGCGACGATCGTCGAGATCTTGTTTGACAGCGCGTTGACGACGGCCTGCAGCCCGGTGGCCGACCCGCCGCCCGCAGACGTCGCGGACACGTTGCTCACGATGGATGCCAGATGACTTACCGTCGACTGGACCGACGTCAGATTCGTCGAGATTCCCGAGATCCGGTCATTGATCGAGACGCCTGACGCCGACAGCGCCGAGATGCGATTCGAGATGGCGTTGACCACGGACTGCAGGCCGACCGCGGTGCCGGCGCCAGAGACCGCGGAGACGAGCGACACGATCGACGCCAGGTGGCTCAGCGTCGACTGCACGGAAGTCATGTTGGTCGAGATGCCGCTGATGCGGTCGTTGACCGAGACGAGCCGGGTATCGACGCTGGTCACCGCGGCCGACGTCACCGAGATCGCCTGCGAGGCAACGCTCTGCGCATGCGAGATGCGCCCCGACAGGGCATTCAGGATGGACTGGACGCCGTGCGTCGAGACGTCGCCCACGCTGCGGGCCGAGACCGCCGAGCGGATCACCGACACGGCGGACCATATCGAGGCGTCGTTGATGCTGGCCTGGTTGCTAATCGCCGAGGCCTCGTTCGACGTCACGGAGCCCGCGCCGCCGCCGGCCTGCGAGATCTTGTTGCTCAGGAGGTCGATCACCGCCTGGAGCCCCGTCGCGGACCCTCCGGCCGAGTTGGCGGAGACGTTGCTGACCGCGCTCCGGATATGCGAGACGGTCGACTGCAGCGAGACGATGTTGACCGACATCGCCGCGTCCGCCGCTGACCTTACGCTCGCCTCATGGGAGATCGCCGAGGCCGCCTGGGCACTGGCAGCGGACAGCTCGTTTGACGTCACCGATCCCCCGCCGCCCCCAGCCTGGGAGATCTTGTTACTGAGCAGGTCGATGACGGCCTGGAGGCCGGTGGCCGAGCCGCCGCCAGACTGAGCCGAGACGTTCGACACCGCGCTCCGGATGTGGCTCACCGTGGACTGCAGCGAAACGACGTTCAGCGAGACGACGACGAGCGCGGCGCTGAGCACGCTGACCGCCTGGGCGAGCGAGGTCGCTCGAGCATCGACCGACGTCGCCGCGGCTGAGGCGGTCGAGGCGTGCGCGTCGGCGGAGGTCGCGGCCGCCGAAGCGGTGTTCGCGTGGGCGTCCGCCGATGTGGCCGCTGCTGAGGCCGCGTCGGCGTGCGCGTCGACCGTGCCGACTTGGCTCGAGAGTGCCGACACCTGCTGCGAGATGATGCTCACCGCCTGGCTCAGCGTGTTGACGCGGGCGTCGACTGAAGTCGCTGCTGCTGATGCTGCGCTGGCATGCGCGTCCGCCGCGACGAGTGCGGCGCTGACCGACGAGACGAGCTGCTTCTTCGTGACCTTCCGGGTCGTCCCGTCCTGACTCGCCGGGAGGACGTCGGTGTCGGTGACGCTCGTCGCCGCCGGAAGGCCGGAGATCGTGACGTCAGCCATTACGGCAGAACCTCCAGGACTGCGTGCTCGAGGGCGAAGAGGTTGTTCGCGTTGTTGAAGTTGTGCTCGACGGTCAGCACGAGGTTCTTATCGGCGGTCGAGTCTTCCGTCGCCGTGCCGCGGCCAGAAGTGAGGACTCCGTTCACGTCGTTCCACACTTGGCCGAGCAGAATCCCGAACGTCGTGACCACCGAGGAGAATCCCCCGGCTGGCCCACCACCACCACCAGGGCCCGGAAGCGCACCGCCGCTGATGTGCCCCACTTGGGCATTCGTGGCCCCGTCTGCGCTGAGGTTGCAGACGAGCGAGATCGCGCACGCGGTCGCGCCGTAGGCATAGGCGTTCGCCGAGCCGTCCCAGACGCCGCCCGGGATGAAGGCGTCGGCGATCGTCGTCGCCCCGTACTTGAGACGAAGACGAGTGCCATAGACCGTCGCCGAGCCGAAGGTCTGCACCGTCCCGAAGCTCCACCTACCATTCACCATCAGGCGCAAGCGCCGGCCAGTGCCGAGGGCCCCGCCCGGGATGGAGCGCGTGTAGACCGCCGTCTCGGTGATGCTAGCCGAGACCACTTGATCGGTGGTCGCGATGTCCAGCACGCGCGTCGCCCCGATCGGCCCCTGCTCGCGCCAGACGCCGGCGCCCTCGGAGACGAACTCCAGCACGTCCCCAGCGCGCGTCAGGTAGCTGCCGACCTGCAGGATGAAGGTCGCGCTGTTGACGAGCTTGCAGCCGCTACTCGCGAACTTCAGCCGCACGACCGCGCCGGCCTGCAGCGATGACAGGCCGTTGACCGTCGCCGTCCCGGTCACGTTGAAGTAGTTGCCGTCCGTGCCGAGGGTGATCGTGCTCGCGGAGGCCAGATCGTTCCCCTGCCGCCAGTCCTGGCGGCCGGTGAAGCTGTTCTGCCCGAGCCCGGTCACGCCGTAGAAGGCGCGGTGCGCGGCCGTGGCGTCCCCGAACCACCGGCCGACCTCTTGCCAGTTGGTGCCGAACCGCCGCAGGACAAGGGTCGTCGGCGTGCTCGTCAGCGTGAAGTCGACGCTGTTGACCAGGAGGATCTGCCCCGTGCCGCCAGCCGCGTGCTTCACGACGACCTGGTGCGAGGCCTGGTTGAGCGAGAGGAAGAGGAGCGAGCCCTCCGGCATGTTCGTCTGCAGGATCTGCGCGAGGTTGTCTGTGCTCGCCGCTCCCTGGGTCTCCAGCAGGTGTACGCCGGTCGTCGGCGTGACCTGGTCGCTGGCGATCGTCAGGATGCTCGCGGCGCCGCCCGCGCCGGGGAGCTGCTTCGTCGAAGCCAGCCAGTCCTCGAAGGCCGTCTTCATCTCGGCCTCCGTCCTGGCGGCGTTGCTGACGTACCCTGCCGCGGGGAAGTTACTCACGCGAGCGCCTCCTCGACCTTGACGTCCTCGGCGGTGATGACCAGCGCGGTCGCCGCGGCAGGCAGGACGCTGATCGCGTAGACCTCAGACAAGCGACCGACCCGGGCGGTGATCGTGCAGTCTCCGGCCGTCGCGGCGGTGACGAGGCAGGTCTGGCCGTCCTCGCCCGGCTCGAGCTGCACGAGCGCCGGTGCCACTTCCCAGGACGGGCGCTCGAGCAGCTTCGCGCGGCGCCCGCCGTCGACGCCGGAGACGGTCAGCTTGAGGCGATCCCCGATGCTCATAATCTTCGCCATGTCAGTACCCGACCACGTCCACGTCAACGTGCCCGGCGACGACCGCGCCGGCCGCGTCGTAGGACTTGATGAGCGGGCCGTTCCCCGCGCCCGCGGTGTTCTGCTTGTCGGCTGCGATCGCCGTGATCGCCGTCTCGCCGCCGCTCGCGACGACGGTCGGCTTGACCTGCTTGATCGAGCGGTAGGTGTTCAGCAGGGTGAGCCGGGTCCCCGTCGTGACGGCCGTCGCGAAGCCGGCCTGATGCTCGGTGATGTCCTCGGCGTCGAGGTAGAGCGTCAGCCGCGAGACGATGCCCTGGACCGTGCCCGCCGCGGTGATCAGGCGGAAGTCGTACTCTTGCGACGGCAGGATGTTCGCCAGAGCGCCCGGCCACGGCAGATAGTCGCCGCTGCTCCCGACCCGGTACTCGAGGCTCCACGCCACGGCCACGACCGTCGTATCGAAGAAGAGCGTCGTGCCGCCCGCGTTGGCCCCGGTCGTATATGTGAATAGGTACGTCATCTCCTTGTAGGTGCCCTGCCAGAAGAGCGTGGCACCCGAGGCCGACCAGAAGAGATTGCCGTCCGCCGTCCAGAAGCCCGTCGTGAGCTGGTCCGCTTTCAGGTCACCGGCGCTGACTGAGCCGTTCGTGATCGAGCCCGGGTAGCCGTCGGCGTCGTAGTCCTTCGTCGCGACCTGGTTATGCAGTCGCACATCTCCGAAGTTGACCGTGAGCTGCGCGGGCGAGCTCGCGTTCCCCGAGGTGTCGATCGCGGCGACGAGGAACGTCCACTGGCCGTACATGACCGGCAGGGCGAACGGGCTGAAGACCAGGCCGACGTGCATCTCGAGCGCGGTCTGCCAGTTGGCGACCGTGCCCGGGTTCCTCCGGACCTCGAAGCCAGCGAAGTCTGGCGGGCTGTTCAGGAAATCCCACCTGAGCGTCTGGGGGCCATCCAGACGCAAGTTCGTCGGGGGGGCCGGTGGGGTACTCTTGCCGACCACTGTGTAGGCGTTAATTTCGGCCCACGGCGACGTGAGCCCGTCGCGGGTCACCGTGCGGATCCGGAAGTCGTAGGTCTGGCCCTCTTCGAGCGCCGTGATGCTGATCGTGGTGCTGTCCGCCGGCAGCGTGGCGAGGCTGTCGAAGGGAACCCCGGAGCCGGTCAGGCGCCACCGCGCCTCGACGGCGTCGGCCCGGACGTTCGAGGTCGGCAGGTAGTGCAGCGTGATCACCACGCGCGCGTGCAGGGAGCCGTCCAGGTCTCGCAGCAGGACCGTCTCGTCGGAGACGATGTTGTCGATCAGCGGCGTCGGCGGGAGCTGCTGGAAGAACTGCGGCTTCGTCATCTGCGGATCCCAGGGCGGGATCGAGCCCTGATCGGCCATCAGGACGGCGGGCGCCAGGTCGACCACGGTCAGCGTCGCCGAGAGGTCCGGAGCCGGCGCGATCCGGCTGACGAGCATGGACCGCGACTCCAGCCCGAGCAGGCCGAACAGCACCAGGTCGCCGACGGCCGGGATGGGCGGGACGACCGGCGTGATGAAAGTCACCGTCTTCTGCTCGCCCTCCACGGTCTGCACGGGTGCCACGACGCTCGTGCCGTCGTTGAGCCGCATCCGCACGGCGTAGTTGAGGTTGGCCTGCATCGGGCAGACCTCGTCGAGGGTGATCGCCGTGGCGTTTGGCCCGCTGGTCGCTACGGAGCGGATCCGGCCCCACGTCAGACCATGCTCGAGGACGTCGTGCGCGACCTCGATCCGGTTGCCGCGGCGGGCGACCAGGTATTCGACGTCGGTCTCGAACTCATGGACCTCCGGGCGGAGCTGCGCCACGGCGAGGATGTAGCGGCCGTAGCGCCAGGCCATATCCGGGTCGGTGCAGCCGTGCAGGTCCAAGACCTCGAGCCGGGTAGCGGCGACGGTCCCGGCCACTTCGCCGGCCTCGCTATAGCCGTCGGCGTAGACGATCCGCTCCGACTGCTGCCACGTGGAACGATCGATGAAGGGCACTTTCAGCGCATGGACGGGATCCACGAAAGTCCGGTGTCCGCGCCAGCGGCGGCTGTTGCGCGGCGTGAAGTGCTGCCGCGGAACGCTCTGCGCGACGTCGCGGACCGTGGAGTAGCGGTCGTCGTTCATCGTCGGCGTCGCCCGGCCGCAGAGCGCCACCGTCTTCAGCAGGTCATAGACGCCGGTCTCGTAGTCGACCACGAGGTTGCAGGAGCGTCCGCCGCTGCTGTTCTCCATGTGCCAGGTCTGGAGGTCCACCAGGTCGAGCCGTTCGTCGGCCAGCGGCCGGGCGTTCTCCGGGCCCTGCAGGATGCGGCGGTAGTGGCTGGCCGGGTTGCTCGTCTCGGCCACGATCCACTCCCGAGTGCCGGTGAACGCGGCGGCGTGCGCCGCGACGCGCACGTTGGTCAGTTGGGACGGATAGACCGCGACCTCGTCGAGGAAACCGTCCCAGACGGCACCGCCGGAGACTGGATACGAGATCTGCAACTGGTAGGTGTCGGCGTAGGGCGCCGTGCCGAGGTTCACGGTGTTATCGACGACCCCGTTGATCCAGAGGATCGCGAGCCCCGTCGCCTTGTCGTACTGCACGACGACGTGATAGACCGTCCCGACGACCAGGTTCGCGTTGCTCTCGAGGACGGTCGGCGCGCCGCTGCCCGAGGCCCGCACGAACTGCAGCTTCGCGGCCGACCGGCGGAGGGCCCAGCCGAGGTGATCGTTCGTGAACTCCAGGCCGTCGCCCTTGTGGACAATCCCTCGCGTCCCGGCCGCGATGCTCTCCGGCCGGATCGCGCACTCGATCGTGAAGCTCATGTTGCCCATGTCGATCGTTGACACGAGGGCGACGGTGACGGTGTCGTCGGACCCGTCGCAGAGCATGGCGGTGTCGGTATCGTCCGTGACGAGCCCGGCGACGCCTAGCCCAGGATTCCCCGCGTACGAGCCGCTACGGCCGTTTCCTGAGGCGTCGAAGGCGGTGGGTGACCCGTTGGCCTCCCCCAGGCGCCAGTAGCCCAGCGGCTTGTCCGCCTGCACGTTGCCCGCGTAGGTGGCGTAGTCCAGCATCCGGCTGGTGGCGATGCAGTTGTAGCTGTCGAGCACGCCGTTGAGCTGGTCCGTCGCCTTGATCCGCATGGCGGTCAGCGCCACCGGCAGGCCCGGCGGCAGGTTCACCGGGCTCCCGAGCCGGAAGGAGCGCAGCGCGGTCCAGATCACGGCGTCGATCACGTTCTGGCTCACCGAGTCGGGCGTCGTGCGGGTCTGCCGCACGTCGTACTGGCCCGGCGTCGTCTGCCACCACTCGACCTCGTAGTAGTCAGGCCCGGCCGTCGCGCCGTTCGTCTTGAGCAGGCGCCAGTAGCGGGCGCGCGCCGCCGGCCACTCCGCAGCCTGGATGGTGTTCGCGCCGGTCGCGAAGCCGGTCTTGTAGGTCGTCCAGGTCACCCGATCGTCAGAGCCCTGCACGTCCCAGATCGCATTCGTGACGCCACCGGCGGACGTGATGAGGACGCGCCCGAACTCCACGACGCTGCCGGCGTCGAGCTCGAGCCAGGCCCCCACCCCGGCGCTGTCGGCGTCGAACGCGATGACGTTCAGGACGCCATCGTTCAAACGCGACAGCGTGACCGAGGCGAGGCCCAGGTGCGACCAGCTCGCGGCCACGTAAGGGCCGGCCGGGCGCTGAGGCTTCCACCGCAGGCCGCTCCGCACCATCGCCTGCCTGGCCTCGGAGCTGACGAGTGGCGTGCTCGGCGCTGCGACCCAGGCCGTCTGCCCGACCAGCCGATACTCGACGTCGATCGAGACGGTTTGATAGAACTTCTCGCCGGTGTTCGGGTCGAACTGCACGAGCCCGCCCGGGAAGGCGTTGCTGATGGAGATCTCCGCCGTCTCCGTCGTGGTCGTCCGGATCACCGCGCCGCCGGCCTGGGTCAGCGCGTCGCTCAGCGGCAGCTCGTTGACGTCGTTCGTGTAGAGCGTGATCGGGGACTCGCCCGGTGCGCCGGTGCGGACCTCCATCTCGACGCCCTCGAAGTTGTCGATCGGCGTCTCCCCGATCTTGTGCTCGGTCGAGGTCGTCTCCCCGAGCCCGATCAGGAACAGCAGGCGCAGGTACTGGTCGGCGCCGACGATCTCCGTGAACGGCGCCGCGGCGAACGGCGGGAAGATCCGGTGCGTCCCGAAGATCCGCGGCACCACGCCGTAAGGCCGCAGGTCGTTCCGCTGGCCCGTGATCGACAGGGTCGGGCTCTCCTGGTCGGCGCTGCCGGATGAGAGCGGCCGCAGTTTGGGCTTCGCAGGCGGCGGGATCAGCATGTTGATGACGCTGGAGAGCGCGAGCCCCACGCCCATCGAGATCATGGGGACGCCGATCGTGGTGCCCCAGCCCCACGTGGAGATGCTGAGGAACGTCCCGGCGACGATCAGGACCAGGCCGAGGACGAGCTGCCCGATGTTCTTCCCTTGCCCGCCGCCCCCGCCCCTCGGCACCACGCGGATCAGGACGTGCGCGCCCGCCTTCGGCCGCGTCACGTGGTAGAACTCCGGATAGTGCAGCACGCCGTCGACGTAGACGCGCATCGGCGTGCCCGGCGGGATACCAGCGATCGTGATCAGGTCCTCGATCGTGGCGCGGCCGACCTCCATCGCCGTGGTGTCGAAGGAGAACGGCCGCGCGGCCGTGACGAGCTGGATCAGCGGCTCGTCGAGGAGTTCAGTCGTCACGCCCGGACCTCCGGATGCCGATACACGCCGACGACACGCCGACCCCACCGCGGCCCCGTGATCGATTCGATCGCCGCGTCGAGGCCCGGCATGACGTGAATGAAGTCGTCGTCGTTGAGCATGAGCCCGACG